GTGGCAATGGATCGAGCAGTACATCGGTGACCATCATCGCTGCCCCTCCAAGACCGTGTTCCGATCTCGATGGCCGGACTTCAAGATCGTCACCAGTGACGACATCGACTACTGCCTCGGCCAGCTCAGGGATAGCCACGTCCGACACTCGCTAGGGGTCGCTATCGAAACAACCATTGGGCAGATGAAGGACCTAACACCGGGCGATCAAATGCTCGACTCGATTGCCTCGTCGGTTATGGAGCTGAGGCTCGCTGTGTCCGGGGGTGCGCACGAGATGGAGCTGGTGTCAGAATGGGAAGACATCTTCGACACGGTAACTCAACGGTGGCAGCGGTCACGATCACGGGGGATGGCTGGCATAGCGACAGGGTTCAAGTCACTGGACCTATGGACAGGTGGCCCACAACCGGGCGACTATTGGGTCGTAGCAGCTCGACTCGGGCAAGGCAAAACTTGGTCGATGATCCGTATGGCGTGCGCTGCAATGGCTCAAGGCTACACAGTCCAGTACGACTCTCTGGAGCAGTCAAAGGCGCAGGTCGGGATGCGAGCACACGCCTTCCTCTCGCGGGAGTATGGCAATACACAGTTTCCAGCGATGTCACTCATGCAAGGCCATGAGAGCCTTGACTTGGTAGCGTACTCCAAGTGGATCAAAGGCTTGATCGAGCAGGTGCCGGGGAAGCTCATCATCAACGACACTGGCAGGAGCCGAGTGACTCCAAGTGTCATTGCTGCCCAGATCGAACGCAACCATCCCGACATCCTCTTCATCGACTACCTCACACTGATGAATGCCGGGGGGGCAGCAGGCACCAACAACCGCGATTGGCAAGTCGTAGCTGACCTGAGCGCTGAGATCAAAGGCATCGCCATGCACTACGAGTTGCCTGTCATCGTGGCCGCTCAAATCAACCGTATGGGTAGCGGCAAAGAAGTACCCGGAGCAGAGCACCTCAGCGCCTCAGACGCCATTGGGCAAGATGCCGATGCAGTGGTGACCATGGTGCAGCAATCCAAACGTGTCGTGAAGCATAAGCTGGCCAAGTACCGCCATGGTGCTGACGGTGGGACTTGGTACTCCGAGTTTGCGCCCAACACTGGAGTCTTCCGTGAGATCAGCGGCACAGAGGCCAAGGACCTGATCGACGAGGATCTCGTTGATGCTGGCAAGTCAGCGTTCGACTGACAGCTATGTCCAGCAGTGCTACCACCATTGACCAAATCAATGAGGCATTCGCTCGGGAGCACCTCGATGTGCGCTCCACCTCGGGCGACGAGCTGATATGCCTCTGCCCCTACCATGGCGACACTCACCCTAGCTTCTGGGTCAATATCGCCAAAGGGCTTTTCCTCTGCTATGCCTGTGGAGCGAAGGGCACCATTGAGCAGCTAGCTAACCACCTAGAGGCAGAGCTGGACACTTCAGGCGTCCAAGAACGTGAGCGCCAATGGGGCACCGAGCTAGCAATGGCATTGGCAGGTGCTCGGGCGTTGGAGCACAAGCCAATGGTTGGTAACGGCCTCACAGAGCGCTCTGAGAGCGAGCTAGCGGTCTTCCGGGGCAATGGGGCGCACAGGTACTGGACAGACATCAGGGGCTTCTCAGCGGCAACCTGTGAGCGCTACGAGCTTGGATACGACCCAGTAACTAACCGGGTCACTATCCCACTGCGGTCGATTGGTGGCCAGTACCTCGGAGCAATCAAACGAGCAATCACTGCTGACAACATGCCAAGGTACAAGTACCCATACAAGGTGCCAGTCAGCAAGGTGCTCTGGGGTGCCAACCTCGTAATTGACCAGCGACGAGTCGTGTTAGTGGAGGGGTCTATCGACGCCATCAAATGCTGGAGCGCCGGGGTCCCGGCAGTAGCCATGCTCGGCTCGTGGGCCAGCCCAGAGAAGCTCCACTTGCTGCGGACCATCGGTGCCGACTCATGGGTGGTGATGACTGACAGGGACAAGGCTGGCCGAGAGCTTGAGGCCCAGCTCCTTGGCGAGCTTGGCCATCGAGCCAGCAAAGCCTTGTGGCTCCCAGAAGAAGAATCCAATGGCAGCGACCCAGACATGCTCAGTTCTGACCGGCTGAGGCTGGCGACTGGCTTTGGCCAGCAGCTAGCATGACTACGTGGAGCCACCCTCACCTGTCAGCCGCACAGACACGCAGCAACTCAGCCGTTTGCTGCTCAATGCTTTCGTGGCCATGGCCAGAGGCAAGCGACCTCGCAGCAACCATGCACTGGAAGCTCGATACATCGAGCTAACTGATCGGGTGCCCAGCCTGACATATCAAGCCTGTCTGGCATGGGCAGCCGAGCAGTCACAGCTCGTGCGGGACAACCCGGACTACTTGCCCTTGGAAGAGCCGCTCTTCTTGGACGAGCCTGATGGCTTCTTCGCAGACTGACGCTTTTTGACTTTGGCGGCAGGCTTAGCAGGTGGCTGCGGGTCATAGCTTGGCTGACGTGATAGGCCCAAAGGTCGGAGCCATGGCCACCGCTTTTCAATGGAGCGGGCCATGCTGTAGTAAGCAAATAGCACCGCTGAAGTCAGAAAGGACACCACTGCTGGAGACTGCATGTTGATGTCAATGGGTGTGCCCAGCAAAGACTGGGTATCAATGAGCCGCTCAAGCCACTGCCACCATAGCGCTAGCTGCATGGTGAGGGCTGACACAAAAGCAGCAACCCCAATACGGACGAAGGCAATGAGTCTGCCTTGTCCTAGTCTGTCAGCGACCGCTTGAACGATCTTGGCCTTGAAGCTAGCCATGTATGCTCCTGTCGTAGATGGCAAGTGTTAGATGCTAGATGCCAAGAGTAGCAGTGCCAATGGTGCCAGTGCCAATGCGACCAGTGTCAGAGGGGAAAGCCCACGAAGGCGACAGCTTAAAGGTGATGAGGTCTTGGCCACCCGGTCTGAGCGAAAAAGCGATCTGGTCAACAGCGCATAGCTCGTCGACAGTCCCAGTCCCTTGAGGGTTCCACTTGACTTGTACCACGCTAGCAATGTCAAGCGCCAGCACTAGCCTTTGGTTGGCGTAACTCAGTGCGTTGAGCGCCACCTTCACTTCTGTTGGCTTCGCTGTATGCCGATACCATTGGTCACGCCAATACGCTGCCAAAGCTTGCGTTTGCAGGGTCCCTGCTGAATTGGTCAAGTTCAACAGCCCGCGACGGCTGAACTCTCGAATGCCATACACCTGCTGACTGTCGGTGCTCTCGGCAGTTTCAGCAACACCGCCCAGTACACCATCTGGGTCTTCCCGTTCCAAGGTGATCTGGTTCCAGACGTAGCGCTTGTCGGTCAATAGTTTGAGCTGCCGATATTGGATGTCAGAACCCGAGTCGCTAACTGTGTCCACTAGCACTGCCATTGTAGATGGCGTGTAGCCAGTGCGACGGGTGAAGCGTAGCCGCCCAGACGGATCTATAAAAAGCCCCGGTGACCATTCAGTTTCAGCGAGCCGCTGCAACTCCCGCCAGACATTGCCAGTCACTTCCATGGCTTGCACAGCAGAGTCACCCAAATCAATGTTCCAATGGGTGGAATCGAGCACTACCTTGCCAGAGGCTATATTCTTGCATTGGAGAATTGCCTTGATTCGATCCCCGGACTGCTGAGCGGGGAAGGTAGGCGGGGTGTTGCCACTGGCATCCTCCATCACCCCCTCTTTGAGTGAAATCGTACTCAGCCGTGAGATAGTATCAACTACTCTGATCTCGATGATGTTGGTGTTCTGCCCATCGCTCACTGTGTTCAGGGAGTCGATGTACCCAGTGAACATGGTGATGGTTGCGCCCAAGTTACGTGGGCGAGCTGTCACCTGTACCAATGAACCGATGATGCTGTCTTGGTACCCGACAGGCAGAGAAGTGTTTTCAAACCACTGTGTCCCAGCGACATACTTCCGGTCTGGGTCGTTGAGTTGAATAGTCACAGTCCCAGCCGACACGGCATTAAGCGGCCCATTGCGACCGCGGCGCATCGACAACCCCATCAGGTCAGGGCTAACGTCCAAATCCCCAAATGGCCCCCAGTATTCAGCGCCCAAAGCTCCATGAGCGGCAACTGATGCCGCCGTTTGTGTCAGTCCCCCTATCAGGACTGCCCATTTGATTCGGATGTCAGCCATTATTGCACGACCCCTCCTCCGCTAACGTATGACCCACTCACTGATATGGGCAGTGGCCCTGAGTCAGACTCATAGGCTTGCAGAAGCTCCACGATGGTGTGCCCTATAGCTTCACCGTCAGCACCGATGCCAGCGTTGATGGTGATGTTGTTGGTCATGCGCTTGCCGCCACCCATGGCCAGCGCTCCACCATCCGAGAACAGCTCGAACTGGTGGCCACTGCTTGGAGTGATTGGGGGCGTTGCACTAGCTCCGAATATGCTGCCAGAGCCACCGCCTTGGCTGGCAAGGAGGCCCGCAATGATCTGATCTGGAGTCATACCGGCTGCTACCCAATCAGCCACAAGCGAGCCGTTGGGCACCACTGGGGTGTAAGCCTCTTGCACAGCAATAGCATTGGCAATTGCTGCGTCAAACTCAGCTTGTATGTCACTAGCGCCCATGATGTTGGACCAGTCAATGTTGCCAATGGCCTCGGCAACCAAATCGACGTTGCCAGCAACATTCTCGAAGGCCGCTGCCAGCTGGGCCTGAGCAGAAATCTGATCCAGAGCGTTTTGATGGAGCTGCTTGTCGATGTCAAGTACTTCTTGCTTGGCAGTTGCCAACGCTGCCTCGGCGCTCTCCAGCTCTCCAGTCGGAGCTGTGGCAGCATCCTTGGCAGCTGCCAACTTCTCTTCGGCAGCTTGCACTGCTGCTGCCGTAACAATGCCAGCTCGCTCACGCCTCTTGGCAGCGGCCAGCTCGTGCTGAGCCTTCTCGATACCGAGCTGCTCAGTGCCAGTGATGGCATCAGCCTCAGCTTGTAGTAGTGCCACTCTCCGCTCAAGGTCAGGGATACCCTCTTGCTGCAAGGTGTTACGGCGCTCGGTGAGGGTGGTTGTGGCCTCGATAAGCTGGTGATACCTGTCTTGAGCGCTCACCAAACCAGTGATAGCACCTGAGCCAGCCGAGAAGTCTTGTACCACTTGCGCATAATGGCCTTCAATCTCTTCAATCAGGCCAGCGATGGCTTCCCACTCAGCTTGCGTTAGGCCACCAAAAGTAGGTTCAGCCGAGCTGCCCCCACCTCCGCCGCTGGAGGAGCTGCCAATATCAGCTACTGCGGCATCAGCTGCCTCGGCAATTAGCAGCATCCCTCGAAGCACTTCGACCATGGCCCTCAGCTCTGGGTCCAGCCCAGCTGCTCTCGTAGACAGGTCAAGGACTGCCGCTAGCTTGGCTTTGATGAGGTCGATGTCCATGTTGGTTTCGAGGCTGAGCCTCAAGAACATCTCTGATCGGCGGCCATCCAAGTCAGCCAACATACGAGCAAGGGCCTCTAGCTGGCTTGTGTCGAAGTTGGCAGCTTTGCCATTGGCAACCATCACTGCGATTTGGTTCTCCAGCTCGGCGCTGAACTTGGCAGCTGCCTCCTCACCCGTGATGGAGACGTGCGCTGCTATAGCCCATGACTCAGCCAATTGAGCGGCTCTATCCACAAGGGCAGGCATCTCGTTGACGAGTTGAGACAACGCTTGCTGATAGGTCTTGGTACCAGCAGTGACCTCCCCCATCACATCCTTGTAGTGCTTGTTGGTCTTGGCAGCCTGATTGGTGTTATCAATGATGGTCCGTAGAGACTTACCCGCGATCCCAAGCCGCTCCTGCAAGCCCTTGAAAGATACATTCACACCTGCCACGGACTTCTCGAACTCCGCAAACTTGGTGCCAGCCTCGATGCTGCCAAGCCCCAAGGCTTCAATCCTTATCTGGTTCTCCTCGTAGTCACGGCGTGCTTGGTCTGCGAGGGCAGCAGCTTCAGCGTCGGTTGCAGCCTTCGCATCCATGACTTCAATGACAGCAAGCAATGCAGCTTGCTGGTCCGCCAATGGCAGTTCACTAGCTGAGATAGCCTCGTTGAACTTGGCTACTGCATCTGCTTCGGACATCATCGAGCCAGTGATGGATGGGTTAGCGCCAAAGTCAACAAGGGGTTTGACGTCAAACATCTCAGCCAGCAGGGCACGAACTTCAGGGGCTTTCGCAGCCAAGTCTTGCAGCTGTGCGTTTACTCCCCCAGCTATGTCTACGCCCAGCTTCTCAGGAGACGACATAATCCCAGTGTTGCCCTCATAATGGTCACTAATTGCGACGCCTTGCTTCGCCCATTTGGGCACCCAGCCGGGCAAAGTTACAGCTCCTCCAAAAGCCTTATCTGACTGAACACGATCGCCAGTCTTGACGTAACTAATCTCCTCAGCCTTAACCAGTAAGTCAATCCACTGTTGCTGTGACTTGCTGCCATCGGCCACCGCAATTATGTAGTCTTCAACGTACTTGGTGGACGTGCCCAGCGTTTCGGCGATTCGCTTGATGTCATTGACCTGATTCTCTTCCACGAAGACACTGGAATTGGATGTCGACAAGTAGCTAGCCAACGCCGCCTCGTAGTCCTCCATAGTGTGTATACCCACAGCGAGCGCATCATTGAGGTCAGACTGCGCTGATGCTGCATCGTGGCCCTTGTCGGAGAAGGCAGCGAAGAGCTTGGTGACCACCTCGACTGCCACCATGGCAGCCAGCAGGGGCAGCATCGACGCCATAGCGGCCTTGACTGAATTGATGGCAACTCTGAGTCCGACCATGCCTGCGCTCGCAGTGGTGGTACTAGTCAGCAGAGCGCCGCTCATGGTTGGCCCAGCCAGAGCAACCTCTCCCATTTGGAGCCTGACCTTGGACGTAGCGACAGCGAACCGCTTCATGGAGAGTGACGACAAATTGATTGACTTGCCAAACCTGTTCCACATGTGCAGCGCCATCATGCCACGTAGCAAAGGTGCCAAAGGCTTGACAACAGCTGCCAATACCTTCATGGCTTCAGCCGCACCTTGGAGGAGGGTTGTCAGCACATTAGTGTCAGCAAGCACCTTGCCAAGCACTGAGAAGGAGGAGAACACCTCTTTTGTGCTCTTGGCAAGCTCGGCCATTGCTTGGCCACCATCGCCTTTCAAAAACTCAATGAACACGGCGAGGTCGTCTGCTAGCGTTTGCCCGAAGCCGTCGAGCATCGCTCGGAGCCTCGTGCCCTCTTCGGTGCTCTTGGCTAGCCACTTCCAAAATGGCATCAGACCCTTCAAGACCATCACTTGAAACGCTGGGAACATGGTCTTGCCGAGGTTGTTCGCCACCTGTGTCTGGACGCGCTTCATGGAGCCGAGAACCTTGAGCGGGTTTTTCATCGACTCCTCGTAAGCGCCATTCATCTTGGCACCTTCAGCCAGCACACCGTTTAGCACGGCTTGAGTGCGTTGGCTGGAGGTCATAGCACTGGCAGCGATATGGTTGGATTGCGCATACTTTTCGATCGCTTGGCCAGCCATGACCTGTACCCCAGCATTGCGGAGCAGCATCGAGTTTTGTGTGCTGATGCCGTAGATCAGCCGGTCTAGCGTCTCTGACGAGTTGCTGTTGGACATGACAGCAGCATCCTGCGCCACCCGAGCCAAATTGCTCGCTTGCGCTAGGTCCAAGTTGTACTGAAGGAAGTTCTGCACAGTGCGCTGAGCCACAGAGGTTTCAATGCCGTTGGCGACGATGGCAGCCGTCATCTTCTCGACTTCATCACTCGTGTAGCCGACCTGCGTGCCCAGCTTGTTCAGGACCAAGTTCATCTGGTCGATGCGAGCAGCCCCCATGACAGCCTCTTTGCCGAGGTTGCGTAGGTTGGCTGCGCCTCTGAGGATGGCAGTGCCAAGCCCAATGCCCACAGCCGCTTTGAGCGCTGTGCCAGCGAACTTGGTCAGCTTGTCAATGGCTGTAGAAGCGTGGTCAGCCGACCGTGCCATCTCACGGCCAGCTTTCTCCATGCTCACAGAGGCGTTGTTTACGTCTCGCATGAACTGGCTGACTTTGATGCCCAGCTCGGCCTCGACTGTGGCGACAGTAGCCATCAGGTAGCCATCTCAGTCAGTTGTTTCTTGCTCGCTTGGTGGCTTGCTTGCGTTCCCATGCTTGGATCTTGTCGTACCCGGCCCAAGCAGTCAGCTCGTCGGCCATGAGTGGCTTGTGAACAGCCGACCCAAATACCAGCTCCTCGACAGTCCGCCCCAGCCTCTCGGCCAGAACGAACAGGTAGCGATACTCTGGGTCCGCTAGGACACTTTTCCCTCTGCATCGACTGCCTCACTGGTCATGCCGCTCATCTCCATGGCCTTCTGCCCGACTCGCTCAACAGCCGCTGCCGACTTGCCCTGCAAAGCAGTGATGTCGTCGGCCTCAAATACTTGCTCCCCTGTCTCGGGGTCAAAGCAGGACCCGATGATGAGCATGGGGAACAGCGTGGTGGTGTCGAGCGTCCCCTCATCGGTCAAAGCAGACCGGATCATCTTGGAGCGTTCGCCAGCAGTCACAGTGCGGACTTCTAGCTCACACCCCCATTCGGGGACCTCAATGGTGGTTCGGCCAATATCATCGGCCGACAAGATTCGATCACGCAGGGACACAGTGGTCACTCCTTCTGTTGGTTATCGCGGTGGGTGTGATGCTATCAGGCTCTGGTGATGGTGCCTGTGACTTGGAAGTCAGCGGAGAAAGTGATCTTGTCGCTGACACTGGTCTGCATGTCGTAAGACGTGCAGAGAGCTTCCATCGTGTAGCTAGGCGTGGTGCCAGTGCCCTTCGGCTCGTAGAGAATGGTGCCAGCAGCTCCGCCCACAATGCCGCCAAGAACGATGTCGTTGCCGGTGGCAGCAGTGTCGTCCCAAGTCCCAGAGACGGACACCTTGCCGTCCTTGAGGCCAGCGAGAAACGCCTTGCTGGCGTCACCAAGTGCGGTGACCTCAGCCGGGTTACCGGATTGGGTGAGCTGCACAGAGTCGACCCCTGTGATTGCTCGTGCTGTGCCACCGCTGTCGTCGATGGTAACTAGTGAACCTTTGCCGTGTACAAAAGTCATGTGGTTCTTCCTTCCTTACTGAGTGGGTGAGAGAATGGCGATCGATGCCGTGATAGCGATATCGCCCGTCGTGTATCCAGCTTGCGTTGGGACACGTAGCCGGAACTGCGCATCCACTGAGGTTTGGCTAGACACGCACATGTTGCCAAGGGTGCCAGCTGCCAGCTTGCCTCCAACTGGCCAGATATCCATGTAGTCAGCCCACGAGGTGCCATCTGGAGAGTCTTGAACTCGGATCTCCAACGCAGCGTCGGCGGTGTTGGTGGTGACGTGAGCGACACACACTGCGCCGCTTGTCTGGGCATCAGCTTCGCCAGTATCCACCCCAGTGGAAGTGATGTTGCCAGCGGCCAGCCCAGCTAGCGCCATAGTGCCAGTGTGAATGAGATAGCCGCTCAAAGGAGCGCCAGCCTGCATGGCTCCTGAGTCACTGGAGCCGTCCAAAGCCAGCGAGACTTTCACGACATCAGCAACCGGGGAGCTGATGTCGTAGTTCTTGACTCGCCCCTGCATGATCTTGACTCGCTCGCCTGTAGCTGCCAGCCCCTTGGGAGCAATGGTCACCGCTGAGTCAGCTGTAGCAGACACCAGAGATGAGAACAGCCCATCAGCGGTCTGCGTGCCAGCGCCAGTGTCAATATCAGTGTCACCCTCGAATAGCCCATCGACATTGATCGAGCCAGAGCGCAGCCCAGCCAAAAAGGTCTTGCTGGTGTTGGTAAACACTGTCGTTTCGGCCGGGTCCATGGTCGTGGTGATCTGTGCCTGACTGAGTACAGTGCTCAAGTCATAGTCATCCACGAGTACTTTGGCACCTTTGCCATGCAGGAATGCCATCAGTTTACCTCCTCAATAATGCCTCTTGGCAGCCATGCGGCAACAGCCTTGCCCGGTATCGGGCAGGTGATTTCATCGCCCGGCTCGAAGCGCACTTCACCTTCGGGGGTGAGCAGATTCACACCACGGCAAGCTCGGTAGCGTTTCTTGGCAGGGCGCTTCGCCGCTAGCTGCTTGGCTGGTGCTGAGCTGCTCTGTTGTGCTGCCATCAGGGAGAAGTCCTTGGTATGGATACGTGCATACCGCTGGCCAACCCGAGGGGGCACTACTGGCCACGAGCGTCAGTCAGCGGGGGCACAAGGTCACGGTCGCTGTTAGCACCCTACACAGCCTTTGGTGGAATGTGAAGCATTTCCTCAGCATTTGGTGGTATGTCACCTTGCTTAGTTACTGCTTTGCATCTACTGCACTTGGCACGCCATGGCCGAGTACAATACTCAATCAGTAGCTTGTTGCACCGCCAACAGCGTGGCCTCACATCCCCAAGCGGAGCCTCCCCGTAAGCCGACACGTAATCAGCCGTCCCAGCCATGCAGCTAGGCTCCCGGAGCCTTGTATGTCTCAAAGTTCATTGTGAACATCAGACGGGTGTTGGTGTCCCTCGTGAAAAACACAGGGGAGTCAATGGCGTGCAAGCGAAGGTACAGCACTCCGCTAAGAGACACATTCTCGACCTTGCTTAGTGCTGTCCAGATGTCTTGTGCCAACGACTTGCCAGTGGCATAAGCAGTATGGCGTACATGCACTTGCAACCGCGGTGACTCAAGCGTTGCCGAGCCATCGCCGCCTAGCATAAACACTGGCGGCGACGAGGCGCTCTCGTACATGGCAACACACACATCTGGTGACTCAGGCATCAGCCCCAGAAACAGGTTGGTGCCAAGTGCCAGTGATGGCATTTCGCCCACGAGGTAGGTCCCGATCTCAGGCAGCATCACTCACCGCCATAGTCCTGCCGGAAAGCTCGCCACGCCTCAGCTGGGATCTGCTGGCCTGCTGCCACAGAGTTGATAATGGTTCTGAGCCTCGCTGCAAGGTTCCGCATCACCATTGGCCGAGCAGCCTCGAAGGGCTTCTCTAGGTACTTGTTCTTGCCTTGTCCGACAGTAGGCGGGCGCTCGTGGACAGCTAGAGCGTATGGGGCAGTGTGGTTGCCATAGGCCAGCACCACCCGCACCTTGCCAGCGCCCATTTGCCCGCTACCCATAAACGGCGGCAGCACAGTCCCAGAGCGTGCCAAATTGCCAGTTACGTAAGGCACAAAGTCGAGCTTGGAAGCCGTCATAATCTTCTCAGCCTCGATATACAGGGCCATGGCCACCCCGTGCAAAATGGATGGCCCGGCCAACCCAACCAGCCGGTCAGTGTCTACATTCACTGCCCATTTGAAGTTGGAGTTAGAAGCTGACTTGCTTGTGAAGCTAGCCATCACGGCATCCGATCAAAGCACTCAGCCAGCGTCTGGTCTGTGATGTAGCGAGCCTCCCCAGACTCATCTGTAGCGACCCAGTGAGGGACTGCCCCACCATAGTGGTGGACCAGCTTCACGACTTCGCCTGAGTCTCGGTCTTTTACATTGAGGCTATAGCGGCGTCCGCTCATGTGAAGGTCACAATCGTATGCTCCAGCCCATCGACGGCCGTGTGGACAGCCACGCTAGAGATGTCAGGGGTCGCTCCGTCCGGCAGCGTGATGCGGTCTTTGATGGTGATAGCAGTGTCAGCGATGTATGCCCGCATTGGATGGTGCTGCTCGTCGATCTGGTCGCCCTGCTGAAAGCCTGTATCCGGCTCGACATAGGCGCTAGCAGTGCGGGTGGTACCAGTAGTGACCTCCCCATAGTCGTTCACAGCGCTGTAGGGGGCAATGGTGACAGTGTGAGGCATGAAGCCCGCTAGTTGGTCGTCGAGCGCCACAGCAGGCTCCTAGTACGTTCTTGAAGGGAGGTACTGGCTGTCGTTGACCGGGCCAACCCGTGGGTTGTCGGTGACGCCCTTCCGGCCAATGATTGGCTCGCGGTCCTCGTTGTCGTCCTGAGTCTGCTTCTGGCTCTTGAGGTAGCCCGAAGCATATGGTGACACTGGGGTGAGCTGCTCGTTGGTGTCGATGCTCTCAGCCAGCTGGAGATACTGCCGGTACTTGGCCGAGAAGTCGGCTTGTAGGCCACCAATGGACCGGCTCATGTTGCGGGCAAACATGGCGGCGATAGCACGGCACGATTCAGACGCTGCACGCTGCACCGAGCCATGCTCGTCGATGAAGAATTGGATCTCCTCGTCGAGCAGAAGCTGGTCGTCGGTGTCAGTGTCACCTATGACAAGGCGCACTTTGTCTTTGTCGGTGGGGAGGCTGACTTCGTATGACCACGTACCGGCCATTGGCTACCCCTTCGCTGGCGTCTTTTTGGTTGGCTTCTTGGCTGGCTTGCGCCGAGCTGCTGCCTTGGCGTCTATCGCATCAGCAGGCAGCATCATGCGCTCATACCCATCGTCGCACTTCTGCGCAGCAGGGGGCTTCAAGCCGTAGGGCAGCTGGAAGACCATCCGGCGAGCGGCCAGCATGGCTAGCCGGTCAGAACGCCAGCCAGCTGTGTCGATCACTTCGCCTCGCTCACGAGGCTGCCCACCAAGTGTGCAGCGCTTGAGCACTACGTAGTAGGGTTGCTTGCCTGTGAGGGCTTCGATCAAGGGGTCGGCCACTGTCATGGACACTTGCTCCTTGGGTTGTTGTCGGGTAGCGAGCTATCAGGCCATCGAAGCAGGCACATAGGTGATATATGCAGTGCCTGCGAAGCTGCCAATGGTGCCAGTGATTGAGCCAGTCACATACTGCCCAGCAGCACACCTCTGGCCAAGCCGACCATTGGTGCCCTGCCCTGACCCAATCGAGTTGACCGATGCCGTGGTCTGGCCATCAATGAGCGTGTCAGAGGTGCCAGTGCCATCAGCGTCAATGCCAACGTCGATCGTGGTAGTGGCACCAGACGCTGTGGTTACAGCGACGATGCACGACAGGATCTCGATAGCCCCGCCTGTGGGGTTGGGCCATGCAAATGCCCCAGCTGCGCCAGTGGCAGCAGTCATGGCGACAACCTCGGTTGCCGGGGTCAGAGCGCTCACACCGTTGCCGGTCTGAACGAGTGACCCTACAAGGGCCTTGCCTGCGGTGAGCTGATTACCTGCGGTCATGGTGACTGCCTTTCAAGGGTCAGGCAACAGCGCCGGAGAAGAAGTAGCCAAGATCGGTAGCGACAACCTTGTTGTCCCATGCCATCTGGGCCTCGACTCGATCGCAGCGCAAGTGCGGCATACGGAAGCGGGTGATACCCACATTCTTGTTCAGCCCATCGCTGACTCCACGCCATGTGAAGCTGTAACCAGCGCTCGGGGTGAGCAAAGAAGGAGTGGGAGGCACGTAGAAGAGGGCTGCGTTCTTGCCAGCGATGCTGGCGAAGGCGGCAGTGGCACCTTCAACGGCGGTGTTCGTGACACCCTGTGACACGAGGTAGCGGCTCACCCCGAAGTACTCGGCAATGGTGGAGCTGGAAAGCGGCCCGCCAGCGGTGTACTTCACCCGGTCAATGATGTCCGGGTGGTTGCGGAGCTGGCGATGCACGTCGTAGCCCACGACCATGGTGTTTGGCAGCATGCCAGTCGTCGAGAGGATGGTGGCCTTGCCAGTCTCCACGTCGTCGATTGGGTCCGAAGTCGCATCGTTCCACTGAAGGAACTGAGCGCCAGCGGGAGCCGCTGCCACGCCAGCCATGTCGGTGTCCCAGACACCAGTTGTGAAGTACTTGCTCATCCAGTCGATCTCCTGACGCAGCAACATGCGCTGAGTCACGAACTGAGTGGCATCACGATCTGGGTTGAGTGGGCTGTCGGCGTTGGCCCTCGTCTGATCGTCAACATCCTTGTGAAAGGCATAGACGAGAGCCGAGTAGTTGTCTGTCGACAGGTTGTAGCCAGAGCCGACCGATTCGGTGGAAGGTGCTCGCTGAGCGGCTTCGTCGCGGAACCAATCTTCCTTGGTGTATTTGAAATACTTGTCGCTCTGCTTCTCGACCGGCAGCACGGGGAACACCTGAGAGGCAACGAAGTTCGCCTGACTCTGGATGTATGCCACCGAGATGTTGGTGAGGATCGCATCAACATGTACGTCACTCTGTGTTGGCTGAGGCATGGGTCAGATTCCTTTCACGCCTTGATCGTGTGGGCGATGTTCACGAACACGCTGACGATCTCGTCGGCAGCCGAAGCTGCCTCAAGCGCCATGCCACAGACGTGCTGTGTCGCCACAGCGGCCTGAGCTTGGCCGTCAACAGATGTCGAGAGCTGGGCACCAACGGCGAAGGCTGCATCGGCGCTGATCTTGGTTCTACCAAAGACCACCACTTCAGCCGACTGCCCGCTGGTTGGGTTGTTCTGCAACACACCGATCACGTTGTCCGTGATGGCGTTCGCAATGGTGACTGTGTTGGCAGCCGACAGCTCCACGAAGCGGTACTGTCCTGCGCTGAGATCAGCACCTGCTACCAGCCCGGTCACCCGTAGCTGACCACCTTCTGTTGCCATTTCAGCGCTCCTCTCGATTGTAAGCGTCGTAGAGCTTGGGGTCTGCCATGACTGCCTTCTCAATGGCCTGCTCACGAGTGAGTGTCGGCTCATTGACAAGTACTGCCTCAGCAGCTTGGTCGATCTTGGAAATGACGGTGCTGGCTCCAACGCCGGACTTGCCGACCTCTTCGAGCATCTCGCCAGTTGAAATCATGTGGTCAGCCTTGTCGAGCACCGCTGTGAAGTCAGCGAAGCTGCCTTCGTCAAGGTGGTCGGCTGCCGACTTGAGAATTGAGCCAAGGGCCTCGGCCGTGGCCGGGAGGTGCTCATAATCAGTGGCTGCCTTGTCGATGAAGGCACGCTCACGCCTGCGCTCCTGCTCGGCCTTGGCAACCTCTTCAGCTGCATTGGCTCGGGCCTCGGCAGACTTGAGAAGCTCGACAATGCGAGGGTCAGCTGACTTGAGCAGCTTGCCGACTTCCTTGTCGTCTTCGTCGCCGTCGTCCTCCTTCTCGTCTTTGTCAGCCTCTTCATCACGGCCAAAGGGAGGCTTGTGATTGGCCTTTTCAAGAGCCTCGAACAGCTCTTCATTGGCCTTCTCCAAAGTCTCGATGTACTCATCCACATCGGTGCTCATGTTGCCATCCTTACGCATCTCCCTGATGGAGCGCATACGTTTGCCGGTTGCGAGGGCTTTGTGGCCTTCAGCAGTGTCGGCCTTGAAGAGCACAACCTTGCTGAGCTGATTTGCTGGGCGTGTAACGAGACTTACCTCGTCATACTCCATGTCTGTCAGCCGGTAGCCATTTGCCATAGCGAACAGACTGGCACCCTTTCACTTCAGTTGCAACCACAGCTGGCATATTTTCATCTAGAAGCGCTAATGGCATCAGCAAATGCCCTATTAGCAGCAGCACTACCTAGCTGCGAAACAGCGGCGTACACAACCCCACGTTTGGCCTTCTTGCCCACTACCGAACGGTCCAACCGGCCTTCGTCTTCCAGCCATGGGTAGTACTTACCATCCGGGCCGGGCTTGTCACGCCTCCACTCCACGAAGGTAGCGAGGTCGAAGAATGCAATCTGGTCAGCTGCTCGGCTCATGTCAGCTGCTTCAGCGCTACTAAACATCACAGCAGAAGCATCCAAGTACACCGTATTGGTGTCGGTATCCACCCAGCCACCGAGATGGGCGGCAGGTCGAGCTAGGACCCCAGCATTGTCTTTGAGGTAGCGCTCGATTAGCTGCGGCCCGTGGTCTTCCCAGTCAGCCATAGAGAACTCTGCCTCAGCACTGTCTGCCACAGCCACTGCGTACCCAGAGTCCCGGAAGGTCTTGGTCTTGGCGTCAAATGTGGTCCCACCCATGTGGACCAGAGCAGCAAGGTGGCCACTCGACCCCTTCGACTTCTCTGGTAGCCCTACGATCGAGTGAGCGTTGCCAGCCCGAGTGAAGCGACCAAGCTCGTCGTGGTAAGGGTTGGCTTTGGCCACTTTGGCTTTGTCCAGCTCGGCTCGACTTGGGAGCAGTGGTGACACAGCATCCACCAACTCAATGGGTACAGGAGGATTACTTGGGCCAGTCTTGATATACGAGTCGTAGCCGTCGCCTCCCATAATGGTGGGATCGTTTCTGAAGCGTACAATTCGTGCTGGGCCTGTGGATGGGTAGTAGAACATGCCAGTGCTGTCGGCGCTAAACACAGTGCCTTCGTCTGACAAGTTCATGCTTTGGTCACTCTGAAAGTACCCGCGTTGCTGCGCTTGCTGATACTCAGCCTCAGCCATCATACGATAGACATATTTCCCCGGCCGCTCTGAGCCTTCAACACGCACCATTGCTAGCCCGTACCCAGTTACTAGTTTGCGATCTGACAGTTTTTCACCTTTGGGCAAGTGCTCGATGTCATACAATTGATACCCACCGTTTGGCCCTGCCTCTCTGTGCGTTTCAGTCTTGCCATCGAGCAAGCGCCCTTTTACGTGCCCACCATTAGGCAGCGTGCGAGTCGGGCCGTAGTTCTCTGGGTGCGCATCTCGGGGGTTCAAGTCAGCCACAGTGTCTGGGTGCAAGATGTCTTGCCACGCTGCGTAAATTGGGTTCCGCCTGCGGCGCTCACCTTCAGAAGCAGCATTCCACGGCACGCCACTCTCATCGGCAGTAGCAAACCGACCTAGCTCATCATGGTTGGAATTGAACTTGGCTAGCCTTTGCCTAACACTGTAGGCTTTGGCTTGCCAGTAAGTGCCAGCGCTTTTGCCCAAATCCAGTGCTTGCTGCTCTTTGTCGGTGCCGTCAAATATCTTGCCATCGCCATCACCGTCACGAGGTGTTGACTTGCCTGCCACTCGTTGCACCTTCTTGGTCCCGTGCCAAGCGAGTGAACGGTTGTTGCCCCCTTGCTTCAAAAACTCGTCGAAGTCATCGCTTCCCCATACTCGGTCAGCAATTTCCCGAAGCTCGACTGGGTTGGCAGCATGAGAGACTTCAGCTCTGGTCCACAAGTCATGCGGCTGTGTGCCGCTCTTTAGCTTGGGGGTAGTCTTGTGGTGGTAGCTAGTGTAGCTAGCCCAAAGCCCCAGCGCATCGTGGTTATTTGAGAAGTCGTAGCCTTGCTTCATCCACGTGTAAGCGCCGTTCATGTAAGCATTCGATGTAGCGCTAACTTCCATCGTCTTGTAGCCAGCGCGAGCGAACTGGTCTTCCCAATGGCGTACCAGCGAAGACCCTAGCCCCTTCCGCTGGAACGCTGATTCCAGCGTGAACAGCGACATGTATACAGAGCTGTTGTGCGGCCGCAGCTCACGACTGAAACGGCCAGCATACTCCTTGTCACCTGTGGTGCCGTCAATCACATGTATTTGCCCCACAACCCGAGTGGCTCCATTGAATGAGCTGTGGCTAGCGTTTGTGACGGAAGCACGCACTATGTCACCTTGTGGAGTCACAATGGTGGCGTTGAACAGCTCCATTGCGGCTTGTTCGCTGTTGGCCTGCGTGACCTCGCCAGCCATAATCGTTGGTGCCGAGCGGTCAACAAGTGTGCCGCCCTTAGTCTCGTAGACGGTCTGTGAGACTAGCTCTAGCCCATCACTCAGCGAGCGCCATTGCTTGGCCGATGCAGCCGACTGGGCAGCAGCATGAGCAGCATCATCAAAGTTGAAGTCTGGGCTTCTGACCGTGCTAGCTACCCGATCCCAATTGACAGTGCTTTGCACATCGTGATCGTCCAGCCCGTAGCCAGTCACGCCAGCATCGGCAGCCAGCTGCTTCATGTCATGCCCTGACAAGTTCTCGTCGCCCCTAACGGCGGCGATTACACTGCGCCACTTATGCCGATCATGGCTATTGGTACTGCCAGCATCATCGGCAGCATCCAAAGCGTAGGTAATAGCATTCTCAGCGTAGCTTGGTGGAGAGCTGCTGGTAAGCCCAGAAGGCGGCTGAACAGTTGAGGAAGCGTCAAGCGCTCTAGCTAGTCTAGCTAGCTGGGCATCAAAGTCAGCCACCTGCACAATTGCTTGGTCAAGTGAGCCGCTATTACTGTCAAGCTCAGCGTTAGTAGGGGCAAGGCGACCATCTCGGGCATCACTGTTGTCACTCAAGTCAGCGCTATTAATAGCCCTCGCCCAGCTAGCTAAATATGCCTCTGGTGTGCTGTAACGAGGTGGGCCTCCCCAGTCTCTAGTCTGGGAAGTAATACGAGCTTGCACTTCAGCAGCGTCTAGCCCGTCTGTCTGCATCAAATAGTCGCTGATGGTGTTGAAATTAGCTTTGGCCTCTACTTCTGCCATACTATCGCTAAAATTGCGATCCATCTTCTCATTAAGTAGCCCTCTTAGTGTCTCGCGTACTGCTGCCGTACTGCCAGAGCGAGCTGCTTCAATTCGGCTTCCAGTTGCTCGCCCTTGTGCGATTAGTTCATCTATTAGCCTCTCTCGCAAGTCTTCGTCGCTAGCGTTCATCAAATCGCTACGCATACCGGCACGCCGCTCTCGCTCAGCTGCTATGAGCCGAGTGCTAGCTGATTTTCCGTCACCCCCAACCGAAGCCAGTTTGCCATCCTCTTGAGTGCTCGTGAACTGGCCATTCTCGTCTGAATGCCACGGGTTGCCTTGAGTGTTGGCGCTCTTGCTTTTGGCAAGGTCTTTGGTTTTGGGCTTGGGGTTTTTGGAGGGCGAAGTCTTGCCTCCATCAGTGCTGTTGCAGTGAGAACACGCTGCTTGCAAATTGCTCCGCCCGTAGAAACTGCCCCCACTATGGGGTGACTGCTTGTGGTTCACCGTTGTTGCCTTGCCAGTGCAGCCTTCATTCTTCATTTGACACTGGCCATTGCCAGCCAAAACCTTTAGCCGGAGTTGCTGCCACTGGTAAGTCTTGTACCGCTGGTCCCGATCAAACGATGCCTTGGCTAGCCTCCGGCGTAGATGAAGGGCCTTGACCCGCCAATACACATTGTTGCTTTTATCAACAGACGTTGATGCAGCTTGTTCTTGGTCGGTCCCATCCAGCACTCTGCCGTCGCCATCGCCGTCACGAGGTAGCATTGTCTTGTTGGCAAGTGGCCGGACCTGTTTGACACCATTCCACTCAACGTAGGAAGGGAAAGCGCCTTCAGACTTGAGGTACTGGTCGAAGTCTCGGCTTCCCCATATCTGTGTAGCAATTTCCCGAAGCTCAATTGGGCTGCGTGACGATGCGACAGCTGTGTCCAGCTCTGAAGCTGAAAAGCCAGCACTGTGGCGAGCGCCATCAATGCTGACATGAGTGCTTGCGTAGCTACTCCACAACTTGTTGGCCTCGCCGCCACCGTCATCTGGGAACTCGTAACCTTGGTGCATCCAAGTGTAAGCCCCGTTCAGCCTGCCGTTAGAAACAGCGTGGACTTGCATTTCTGAGAAACCCGCCCGAGCAAACTGGTCCTCCCAGTGACGCACTAACGAAGTGCCAATCCCGTGCCCTTGGATGTCAGGGTCCAAGGCAAAGTAGTCCATCTTCACCACGCCGTCTTGTGGGCGCAGCTCTCGACTGAATGAGCCAACATCCCGGACAAACCTGCTGCCGTCGTCCATTGTGACCCTGCCGTCCACATAGACGATCGTATGGTGCATCGCCTCAAAGGTCGCAGACTCGACAACAGCTTTGATGACTGTGCCATTGGGGGTGGTGATTGTTGCATTGAACAGCTCTTCAGCAACTTGGCGGGCTGTGTGGCTGTTGTAGTTTGACAATGGGATGGAGGGGTCGGTGTGGTCAACCAGCACCCCAGCCTTGGTTTCGTACTGTGAAGCCAGAGAACTGTCTACGCTAGGCACAGCGGCCGCAGTAGCTGGGCTATCCAGAAGGGAGGCATTCAAGCCGCTGCTCCAGTTTACGAGGCCATTCTCCTCGGCATGATACTCATTGGTGCGCTGAGCCAGAGCTTCCCAGTCCACCCAAGCATCCCCCGGCCAGCCACCGACACGGAACTGCATATACATGCTGTTGAGCTGCTCACCTGATACTGGGCCTCGCAGCTGGAGATGCTCTTGAATACGGTTGTAAAGCCCAAAGTCATTCTCTAAGAGCAGCTCTACCTCGTGAGTGTCAGCAGCATCAAAGTCGCTGCTGGTTTCATCGTTTTGAGCACTTGTAAACTGCCCACTCTCGTCTGAGTGCCACGGGTTGCCTTGCGTGTTGGCACTCTTGCTTTTGGCAAGCTGCTCTTGGTTGGTACCGTCAAGCACTTTGCCGTCGCCGTCGCCGTCCACTGGCTCACCGTCAAGTGACAAATACCGTGGAGGGATGTCTTGAATCACGATAACCGTGGCTGGGTCCATGCCTGTGCCAGCGAACTCGTCATACGGATCAAAGTCGGGTTCATCGAACTCCCAAGCAATTCCGCTAAGGGCATCTGCTCGGTTGTAGCCCGGCTCTCGTCTGAGGCTGTCAATACTGACTGCCCCGTCTGCCAAAGCTCTAGGCAGATCGACCCTTATGACTGTCCCTGACCCTCCAGAGTATGACTCAGCCAGCATGTCATCTGTGGAGGTGAACACTGCTGGGCCTACGCCACGGTTACCCACTCCACGCGTCTTGTTAGTTCGGGTCAGCCCGTCAGCCCTGATTGAATCAAGGTTGTTAGAGGGAGTGCCGTGGAAAACGATTGATCGAGCTGTATCTTCCTGCCAACACTTGAAAGCATCAGCCTCTTGGCTTGACGTGTCAAGGTCCCAAGCGAAGTCATAGAAGCTGCCTTCCTGAGTGACCTCGGTTTCCCCACCACCATCACCATTGAGCAGCAGGTATGCGCCCCCGTCGGCTGTAGACGCCACCACTGCCCCACTCTCAAGAAGCGGCTTGCTATCCGGTACGAACAGGCCATAACGCTCCACGATCTCGTCAGGCGTAGCGTCAGTGTACCCAGCCTCTACCAGCGCCTCCAGTGTGTCTGGGAGACTGCTGCCTGAGTCAGCACTTGTGAAGCGACCTGTCTCATCGTGATGCCATGGGTTGCCTTGGGTGTTGGCGCTCTTGCTCTTGGCAAGCCTCTCCTCAACCGCAGCCGCCTTAGCGGCCCAGTAAGAGCGGCTGTTAAGCATCACCGCGTTGCTGGCCACCATGGCACCCTTGGACCTCTCCGGCTCGCTGTAGAGCCTCCCAACACACCTCCGCACCCAATACAGTTCGGGGTTGCGCTTTTGTCCACTGGCCCGCTAGCGCTCTTTGGGGCTATGCCAAAAGAGGCAGCCCAAGCATTGGCCTCGTGGAGCACTGCTGTGATCGGCATATCCACCACCACGACTTCCATAGTTAAGTCTCCCAGCGAGCCACTGTTGGCATCTCTGCCTACTTGTGATGCCCAACGGTGGTGGCCATCAATCACGTAGCCGTCACGGCTCACAAAGATTGCTTCACCAGCTGGGTCAAAAGTCTTGCTGCTCATCATGCCAGCGACCTTCGCCCCGACCAGCTCATTCTGGCTGGCCTTTAGTGACGATGCTTTCACTGTGCGTCTGGTAGACGACACCTCCATCGCTTTCAGGTGCTCAGTGAACGCTGCTCGGCCATCAACTTCGCCCTTCTTTGACTTGGGCAGCTTGTCTGCCTTCGACCCCTTCACTGGCATCCCACCCAGCTGAGGCATGTCAGCTCGCTTGACGCCCTTTGATTCGGCACAGAACAGCGAAGTCCCTTTGACTGTCACTTTGCACAAGTTGAAGTTTGGGGCTTTGTCACCTTTGGCTGTCATGTCCTGCACGACAGCATGGAGCTTCTCCAGCAAAGTGTGGACATCCTTGACTGTCTCTAGCTCAACGTCTTTGCCCTCTGCTATCAAGCGCACAGCCTCGTCGATATCCTTGGTGCGGATGACCTTTTTGGGGTCATAGCCAGTCAAGCTCTTGCCAGCGTCACCTAAATCTAGCTGAGTTTGCTTGCTTGAGCTTGCGCCCGTGCCCCTATGGGCTGAGGCCCGGTGCCCATTGCCGCTGCCAGACGAGCCATCTGTGAACTGGCCGTTGGCTTTGTCGTGGTTCCTGTTGTACTTGGCAACAATAGCTCGCCGCTCTTCCAATGACTGCTTACGTTCAGCCCAGCTCTTGTTCACTTTTCGCTGCTCCTTGTCTGTGCCCTCGTAGATTACCCCATCACCGTCAGCATCTCTAGGCTGGGAGAGCGGCTTTCTAACTAGAGGCTTCATGTCAACTGCATCCCGGCCCGAGTAGTGGTCGTTGCTCAAGCGCTGTATCGCCTTCGTGCCGTCCCAATGTATCTCATCACCTGCGCTGCCTTTTAGCCACGACTCCCACGCATCACTGGTGAACTCTCGAAGGTGTTGCCCAACATCAGAGGCATCAATGGTCACTTGGTATGGAAGGCTCAGTGGTGTCTTGCTGATCCCGAACTCGATCTTCACAGCACCGTCAAAATCTTCACTGCCTGAGAACTCAGGGGCGTTGTACTCAAGATTATGCCCTATATCCAGCGGGTTGTAGCCATACGAACCGGCCTCGTAGATCACTTCTTTGAGGTCGTTTAACGGTTCCTCTGCTTGAGAATAGGCTTCGTCGGCTATGGTGCTTCCGCCTTCAAACGAGGTGATCGCTCTTGCCAAGCTCTCGCTCAGTTGTTGGTCGTTGCCCACATTGGTTTGCCCAGCAGATGCAAGCTGCTCGCGAGCAACCTCTGTGATGTTTGCGTGAACCGCCGCACTACCATCAGCCGATGTGGTGAAGAAGTAGTCATCAAGCGCCGCTTCTAGTTTGACTCTGTACGCCATGTGGAAGCTATCTAGATCAGACTCAGGAATATAGTCTTGCACTAACCCCTCTGGGTAGTCAGCGTCGTAGCCATAGGTTGCCCACGTATAGGCACCGTTCATGTAGCGGCCTGTTGTAGCACTGACTTCCATCTGCTCATACCCGGCTGCGCCTAGCTGATCTTCCCAGTGGCGCATGAGGGTGGTACCAACCCCCTGCCCTTGGATAGATTTGTCCAGCTTGAAAAGCGAGTTGGAAACTGTTAGAGGCTCCTGAATGCTGTCAAGCCCACGCTCAAACACACCCTTCTTCACCCCGTCAACCATGACGATACCTGTCACGCCGTAATTGTCGGCTCGTTGGACTTCGGCCACTATTTTAGTGCCGTCGTCAGCCACTAGCCCTACATCAAAAATGGCCTTGCCTTGCTCGAAGCGGCTGCGTTTCCGCATATCCGCCCAGCTGCCAGCTATAGCTTCTGGCTGGGCGAAATCAACAACTTGGTACGGTCCCGACCTGTACCCTTTTGGCCCGCCGCTACTAGTGAGGTACACCAACGGAGTGTCGTCTTCGCTCCCGAGTAGCCCTAGCTGGACAGCCCCGGTGGTATTGCCGTCAGCACTCGTGAAGCGCCCAATATCATCGTGGTATGGGTTGCCACTGCCAGCAGCCTTGCTTACTGGGCCTACCCACTCAAGTTCATATACGGGCCACTCACCGCCCCAGCCGCTAAAGTAGTCGTACTTGTCTGTAACGACAAAGGTACCACCTGTGATGCCTTCATCATCTCCAGACCAAGTGCTGCCATCAATATATGGCGAGCTAGCTGCAATGTGCAGAACTGCCCCTTTCTGGCGGTCCGGGTTAAACCCGCCAGCATAATCGTTAGCAAGAGCTTCGTTTGGTGTCACCGCAATTAGTGGAAACGATTGTTTACTCCCAACGCTCCAATTTGGGTCGTGTGTCAGCCCACGGTACAAAGGTGCAGGTGTTTTAGGCGACCTGCTAAGCATCTCTTGTAGCAGCTGTGAATCTTCGGTTGCTTCAGTGCTAGCGTTCGAGCGGCCCAGAGCGGCTGCCCGCACCTTCTCTGCCCAAGCCATTGTCGGGCCTTCAGAGTAGCCAGTCCAGCGAGCCAGAGCATCTTCTTGCTTGTCAGCCTTTGATGGGCCACTCGTGAAGCGCCCAATATCATCGTGGTATGGGTTGCCACTGCCAGCAGCCTTGCGCAGCTCCAACCACTTGCGGACATGCTCCATACGTCACGCCTTGGCACGAGCTGCAATAGCTGCTTTCGCTGCTGCTGAAAAAGATTCACTAACCGCAGGGACATCCTGCTCCAGACCAGCAGGGTCATTGTCCATCCACCAGTCAGAAACTTCCCTGACCGTCATATTCTCAGGGTGCTTTGGGCCAGCCATCACTTAGCCTTTTTGGTATTACGCTTACGGCGACGCTTAATCAAGCTAAGTGCCCTTTCAACAGCTGTATGTTCATAGCGGAAATTTTCAGCCAGCATCCAATCCATATCAGCTTCGGTAAATTTGTCGGCTTCAGCTGGGTGCTCAGTGAAATAGCTTTCAACAGCATGGTTTACAGCATCTTCGTCAACAAGAGATTCATTCCAGCCGTTTCTGCGCAACTTCTCCGGCAAATCCATGTTTATGATCTTGTCAACATGCTTTGATGGGTCAGCAGAGTGAGGGCCGTTAGCGTTGTAATAGTCACCTCTTCTATGCCGTTTACCATCTCCGCTGAGAATCGAACGCGAAGAACCACCAGACCCATCAGTGAAGCGCCCGTTGGCTTTATCGTGACTCATGTTGTACTTAGCAAGCGCAACTCGTGCTCGTAGAGCTGCGGTTTTGGCTTGGTAGCTAGAAGGTTTGGACATAGTAGCTTCTTTTTTGAGTGGTGCTGGGGTGGGTTGGTCAGGGCACACTTCCTGCCACGTCTTGTGCAAAGTGGAGCGAGCCTCTTCAGCTGCCTTCGGAGACATCTTGGCAGATGACCGTTCAAAGGCCAGCACAGCCATCCCCACAGACCGAGGGGTGGCTTGTTTCTCGATGCTCTCCCACACACGGAAGCGCCAAGTCGAAGGCTTGCTCAACTCACCGCGGTAAGCATACGCAGCCGCAGGCCACGAAGAGCCAGCGTCTCGCTTGGAAACCTTGTCTATCGAGTACAGCGCTGGGTCAAGCTCCTGTGCCTGCCGTCGCCCTGTGCCATGCACCGAGAACCCAACGTACCCGCCCTTTTTGACTTCGTTCCAAACCCCTTCATCTGTGACCTTGAATCCGATCCACCAACCCACAGGCATAGTGCCGGGGGTGATCCCGAGAGCTTGCTGCTTCTCGACCGAGAACACCATTGATTCCACCAATGTGGCAACGCCCTTGCGAATGTGCATCTCTCCACCGTCCCGAGAGTGCAGTACGTAGTCGTAAGCTGCCTTCTCCATCTCGGAATCAGAGTCGATGTAGTCGCCTTGCCGATCGAGCAAGGTGCGCCCGTCGTGGTCAGCGATGACTGATGCCCAGCCAAAGACCAGCTGCTGGTCTGTGTCAACCTTCACGATCTCAGCTGTCGCCATCTCACCCTCTGCTGTCTCGTTGCTCATGCAGCCATGATGCCACAAAGCATTGATGAATGCTACTCAGTCGGGCACTTCTTCCCAGTACCCACGAGCCAGTATCGACTGCCAGTTGTATGGGCCAGACAGCTCAGAACCGTCAGGTCTGCCGAGCATGACTTCAGCGGTGCCGTCTCCGGGTACGTCTGGGTTGCCAGAGGTGTTAGCGCTTTTGCTTTTGGCTAGTTCACTTTCTTCATTGTCCCAAGGAGCTTCTGGAGGCAGCCAATTTAGCAAGCGGGCAAAACCAAAATTGCCCTGCGCTTTGGCTACAGCTACTTGCTCTTGGTCAGTGCCATCAAATATTCTACCATCCCCGTCACCGTCACGAGGCGATGAAGCTCCTAAATAAGCATCCATGTCAGAAGCAAGATCCTTCGTTCTCGTATTGAATGAATAACCAAGAGAAACTGGCCCCTGTGTATCAAAGGAAATGAACTCGGACTCGTTAAATGCCCCCGGACCAGTCAAAGAAGTAGACCAGATTGATGCGGCAGGAACAAAAGCGCCCTGCACAACGCTCAAATGGCCATAGTTATGGCCCCTAGCAAATGCCTTGGCAGTGTCGATATTTGTAGTCCACGAGCTGAGTGGTTGCCTGTCTAGCTGACCACCATCAACGTCTACGGTGTACTTCCTGTACCTATGCCCAATGTTGTCAGGGTCGTAGTTAGCCATACTCTCAACATCCTCAGAGCGTTTACTGGCTGGTATAAACCCTGCCTCCTCATAAGGTATTCTAGTGCCACGATGTAGCTTCATCTTTTCGTAGCCCAAAGCTTCCAGCAAGCCCTGAGTCTCAGAGTACACAGCTTTACCAAAACGATCAACAAAGTCAGAATCAGCAGGCAGCGCATGATCACGGTTAAAGCTGGCTACAGGGTCAGAAAAGACATGTTCTCTATCTGCGAAACCAGAATAAGAACCTTTGTCATTTATGAACTCTCCACCCCACTTCTGCAAAGCTTGTGAGCTAGGTGATGCCGCTGACTTTGCCCATCCTCTGACTAGCTCATTGACCATGCTTTTGACTGAGTATACGGCGCTGTCACCATGCCCTTCAAAGCCGCTATCACTAACCCTATCGGTAATACGATTCACAATCGACTGCTTCATTGCTGGCCGAAACCAGCCAGACACTATCCCCTGAGCATTCACGTACTCACGCAGGCCATAACTCAGACTGCCCCCACTGTACCCCTCAATAGCATGGGCAGTTGTAAATGGTTGCCCACCTTCATAGTGCCCATGAGACAAGCCTTGCTTTACACTAGAACCATCACCTTTGCTGCCACCAAAGCTACGCACTTCAGCAGTAAGCACATCAGCGTAAACACTTAGCCCGTGGTGGAACGTATCAGGCATAAAGTCGCCCCATATCCCACCATATGCGTCCTTGTAGCTCTTTACAGGATAGTTGCCCGCCAAAGACTCAATCTTGAACAAAGTTAGAACGTCCTCTACAGCACCAAGTTTTGCGTCACTATTAAGAGCGGCAATTTCTTTAGCTGTGGTTACAGAGTGGCTAGCCTGAAACTCCTGCAACCGAGTCTGTACTTCGATTACTCGGCTAACTCGGTCAAGGCTCTTGCTGCGCTCAACAGTAGCCCGGCTTATTGCCGCCACAATTTGGTACCTAAGTTCGTCCGCAAGTGATGTCTGCTCTGCCTCTATCAGCTGCCTAAAGGGAGAAGCTTCTATCTCTGCTTGCCGCTCATCAGTGTGAACAGCTTTGTAGTCAGATACAATAGTCTCGTAGTCACCAGCATCCATAACTTCTTTTGCTATGGCTTCCAGCTCGGCATCGTCTACCAGCTCGATAGTTTTGGCAGCGTTGTGGATTCTATGCCTGAACTTCAATCCTCTTCTTGTAAGTGCTTTAAGCGTGATTAGGTCTGCTGGACTAAGGACTTGCAGCCCGAGCACTTTGTCTAGCTCGGCCGTATCCTTCGCAGCCAAAGCACCCAATAAAGCAATCTTACTGTCAACGTCCTCAGCTTTGCTCACAGCGTGTGCATACAAGTCCATAAACTCAGAGCCACTAACTGCTTTGCCACTATCGAGTAATTGCAATGCCAAATCAGGCCCAAAGATTTGGGTAACCTGCCCAATGGCATCTCTGCCGCCCCCCTCGTCGGCACTTGTGAAGCGACCTGTCTCGTCATTATGCCATGGGTTACCAGAGGTATTGGCGCTCTTGCTTTTGGCTATGTCACCACCCTCGGCAGTAGCAAATATGCCTAACTCATCGTGGTACGTGTTGAACTTGGCCACAAAAGCTCTCAGATATTCAGGGAGCGGTGGAGGTACAAAAGCTGGGGTAGAAGGAACAGCTGGCGATGTTTGTTCCACTGTGATTACTGTGACCTCTGAAGACCCCCACGGCTGGATATCCACAACTTTGAACTCGCCTCCACCAACAGCTTCCCGAAGTGTTCCTTCTTGCCATCGGCTCGGGTCCATTACAATAAACTGCTTGCGATCCTTCGGCTCAATCTTGTAGAGCACTTCGTGTTCTTCGCCATATTGAGACGCCCAGCCAGCGAAACGAGCTGCGTCCCCAGCTGAGCCTCCCCAAGACCGTGGTTTCATGCTGACGGTATCCCCCACCTTCGGCAAAACACTCTCGGCAGTGCCACGATAGAAAGGGTACCGCTCTTTAGCCATGCCATCGGCTTGAGCCAAGCTCAAACGTATGTGCGCCGCTGCTTGGCTGTGTGCAGTTTCTTCTACTGCCCCTCCTGCGCCCTGTTTGTCGAACTCGTCCAAGATTGGGCCGATGTTGTGATGTCCTGCCCACAGGTAAAAGACTCCAGCTCTAGCTGACCGGCGTCTAATTTCATGGCCATCAACTGCCCCTAGATACGGGCGAGGGTCGTAGTCATCCGGGTTAGCAACGACACCACTATCAGCACTGGCAAACCGTCCCAGCTCGTCGTGGTTTGCATTGAACTTCTCAACTGCCCCAGCAGGGCGCTCCATCGAGCCGCTGAGAAGCTCCCACACCCATTCTGGCATCTCAGCTGGGGGAGCGAACGCCTTGGAGACAGAGCGCTCCTGAGAGGTGCCATCGAGCACCTTACCGTCACCGTCACCGTCGATCGGTAGCCAGCCTGATACTGGGTCGAACACATGTGTCTGGCGAATCGTGATGGTGTGCAGAGTCCCGTGCTCTTGAGCTGCATCGTCCCAGCTATTGCGCTCGTGCGATACAACCTCGAAAGCACCTTGAGTCACATACTCAGAGATCCGCTCTGACGGATATATCTCAGTGGGGCTTTTCAGTGCCCTGTGCGGGCCAACCAGCTTGAATATCACATCGGGTTGCGGACCGCGGTCGAACAGCGAATCATAGGTACCTTCGGCCTCAAACCCCGGATCAGGGCGAGCATGATTCTCTGCCACTTTGTAACCATTAGTCCACGCTGACAGTGGAGCAGTCCACGAGTCTCCGGGTCTAAGCCTAAGTATTGGGCTGCCCGGCCAGCGGTCCGTGTACCCGCCTCCTTCTCGAAGGTTGGCGAGGCCTCGATACAGAGGCTCGTCACCGTTCCTGAGAGTTGAGGGGTCGGCCGCAATTGCACGAAGCATCGAAGCAGATTGCTCGATGTCCACATGGCTCCGGTACAGCACGGGGTCCACGTTCTCGTGCGTCACAGCGTTGTTAAGCCCCATCAACCGAGCCGACACCGCTCGTAGATCAGACGAGCCTTGGTAGTAAGCCCACTTGTCAGAGTAGAGCTTGCCCCAGTCAAACCTGCCTTGACTGTCCCACTCACCAGCTTCACCTGCCATTGAAAAGCGGTGCGGTTGGTCAGCGCTAAGGGGGTGCCAGTTGGCAGCATCGGCAATGCTCAAAGGAGACTCAGGCCCAGTGAACCTGCCTGTCTCATCTGAGTGCCAAGGGTTGCCTTGAGTGTTGGCACTCTTGCTTTTGGCAAGCTCGTCATCTTCCCACCAAGGAGTTTCTGGGGGCAGCCAATTGAGCAACTGATCCATAGCGCTCAAGCCACTTGCTTTGGCCACAGCAGCTTGCTCTTGGTCAGTTCCGTCAAAGACCTTGCCGTCACCATCGCCATCACGAGGAGCACGAGTGGCAGCGATCAAGTCACGAGCTTCTTGAGCATTAGTCTGCGCAACTAGTTCATCAAGCCTCTGGGTGTCCTGCCATGTCCAATCATACCCAGTAGGGGCTGTGATATCAAACTGCACAGCAGCTGTGCCGGGAGTATCGAAAGCAATCACTTCACTTTCAATTGAAGCGCCCGGACCAGTCAACGCAGTTGACCAAATTGCTGCGCTAGGAATACGAGCTGTCTGTATAGCAGCTACATAACCTGTCCCGCCCCAGCCCCCGTAGGCAAACTCTGATGCTGTATCAAAGTCAATACTCCACGAGCTAAGTGGTTGGCGGTCTAAAGCGTCAGCCTTTACATCCACAGAAAAGGTGTCGTGATAGTAGCTGTTCTTGTTATTAGTTTTGAGGTTCTGGTCATAGATATCAGTAATCTCAGCTAGAACTTCGACAGCTGCTTGGTTCGGCATAAGAGAAATGCTGTCGTCCCACTTCAAGTGTGTCCCACGGCTAGCAAGCAAAGTGTCAATGCCAGCCCCATTTAGCAAGGCTTGTGTCTCTTCGTACACGGCCTGCCCAAACGCCTGCACAAAAGTGGAGTCACTAACAACGCCATTGTTGCGGTTGAAGTCAGCAATTGGGTCGGCCAAAGCCCCTTGCCTCTGCGCAAACCCATCCCAACTACTTGGGTCACCAGTAAACTCAGATGCCCACCACTGAAGAGCTTGGGACTGGAAGCTAGCTGATGAGCTAGCCCACCCCCTAATTAGCTTGTCAGCAAGTTGCTTTGTGCGAGACAAGTCGTTTCGGTATGCGCTGTAGCCAATCTTGCCAATGCGCTCCGACAGTCGATCGACAATTGACATCTTTAGCGCTGAACGAAAATCGTCAGCTGCAAAGTTGCCGCTAGACAGCCAATTACTTTCGGCCATGGTGTTCAAAAACTTAGAGCTAGCAGCCAAAGTGTCAACTATTTGACTTGTGCCGGATAAAGTCCTGCCCACATCAGCAGCTTCAGAGCGAGTTGGGTGCTGGCTAAGGTCGACGCTAGTCACTTCACCATGCTCTGACGACAAGCCTCTAACAGCTCTAGTAATTAGATTGGCATATACCTGCTTGAGTGTAACCTCTGGGGAGCTAAGCAGCTTCTGCTCTACACTTGTGTCTCTGTGGTGGTATAAAGCCCCAATCACTTCAGCAGCACTATCCAGAGGTATGCTGTTGCCACTAGTGTCATTGACAGCATCAATATACGACCCAGTAGGAATAGCTTCGGCCAGCACTCTGGCAAGCTCAACATTGGCTCGCACGTCATACCCGGCGCTACCTCCGCCCTCTCGTTGGTTTTCGTAAATGTGCTGTTTTTTCATGGACCTTAAATGGCCCAAGGCAATTATCCCGACACCGCGATTGCTACCGTGCCCCGCCTCCAACATTTCGGCCACTGAAGCAAAGCCCAAGGAGCGTTTGACACTGTGCAGCTCTTCTCTACCGCCCAGTTGAGCCTCGACAAAAGCATCAATGGCTCTCCGTGCTTTTGCCCTAGCTTCTGGCACCGCTGTAAGCTCTTGGCCGGGGTACTCTTCAGTTTCAGAAATCAATTCTCCCAGTACCACAGCAGTGGTGTTAAGCTGAGCACGAGCAGCCACATACTCAGCCTCTAACTCGCTAAGTCTAGCAACTGTATCTCTGTCACTAATAACAAGTGCATCTAGTATAGAGACTGCCTCACGAGGAGCGCTTGCAGCCAGCTGCTGGTACTCCTGCACTAATTCATCCATGCGGAGAGAGGTGTTTCCGTACTCAGCAATCCTAGCTTCAACCCCAGCTAGGTACAGCTCGTCTGCGCTAGTGAACCTGCCTGTCTCATTTGAGTGCCATGGATTGCCCTGAGTATTGGTGCTTTTGGACTTGGAAAGCTCGGCGGTAGCTGACAGCGCAGCCACAAGAGGGAGGTGCAAGTTTGGCTGCCACTTGTCCACTTTGCCCAACTCATCATGAAAAATTAGCCCTGTGGTACAACGACAGTGGGGGTGAGACTCAGGCGGTACCAGCACCTGCTTGCCGTTGTCGAGCAGCCACGGGCTGCCCAAATCAACAGGCACACCTTGCATTGGCCCACACACAGGGCACACCAACTCGTCTTGAGCCGTGATCCAAATGCGCTGAGTGCGTTGCGGGAGCCAACCTTTGGTCTGCATCCCCCGCCAGAAGGTCAACTGGCCTCGACTAACTGCCTGTGCCACCTCTGTACGGGCAATCATGTTCCCACGGTAGGTACGCAACCGGCCTGCGTACCCATTGGACAGTTGCGTAGCTCGGGCAGGGGTCGTGCCGCCAAGCACCAACGTGTCGTGGTAACGGTTCACTGCTTGCACGTGGGCCGGGAGCAGCCCCACTTGTGCCCTGATCTCTCTGGCTAACCGCTCTTTGCGCCACGAAGCGTCAATAGCTTCTTGAATCACAGCCAGCACACCATTGTTGGTGGCTTGCGTAACCCCAACCAAGTTCATTTGGATTGCATCGAAAGCGGCCAGCACTTCAGGGTTCTCAGCTGAAAAGTCAATCGCCATTTCGATGTCACTCAGACCCACCGCTCCAGCGGTCACAGTGTGGCCACCATGAAAAGCCTCTATGAGCAGCTGCTCTATGCCTGCGGTGTCATATTCCAGCAGTGAGCTTTGGTGGTACAGCTCGGTGATTGAAATATCCCCTTGAATGTATTCAGCGATCAAGTCCGACAGCTCGCCGTCGTTGGCCGAGTCCACAACTGTCCCTAGCCACAACATGGCAGCAGTTGGTTCCAACCCAGCAATATAAGCCACTACCCGGTCAAGGATTTCAGTCCCTGAGTAGAGCAGCTCAGATGAAGCAGGCATTAGTAGGCGTCACCTTTGCGGGCGTTTTTGCGTAGGGGCGCAGCTGAGAATGGGGCTGGCACTGTTGGCGCTTTGGTGTTTTGAGTCTTTGTTGTCTTGGCGCCTAGAGCTGTCTTGGTTGGTTTCTTTTTGGCAGCACTTGCGACAGCCTTGGCTGGAATACTGACTGGTGGCTGTGGCGCAGCACTGGCACCATTGGTGGCAGGGTTGGCGTTCCCGCCTGCTGGGTTTGCGACCGGCTGTGCGTCGTTGGGGTTGGCTCCTTGTTCCTCTCGCAAAGGCAAGCCTGCTGCTTCTCTGAGGTAGCTCTCCAGAGCGTTGTCCGGGAATAGCGGGACACCAGCCCCAGCCAGCACTTGGATGTAGTTGCCGAGCGCTCCGAGGTCAGGCGTCTCGATGTCACCCGGTACCAGCTTGGGTAGCCGGGTCATGTCAAAGTTGTTGAGGTTGAACAGCCGAGGGATGGCGTGGTTGTTGAAAACGCTGGCGATGCTAGTCAGGTAGCTCCATAGCGTTGTTGCAAACATGTCGGTCTTGTCAGCCGACATCGCAAACGAGCCATGGGTCTGCTGCCCGAGCAAGATGAAGTCAGCCAGAACTGAGGTGGCAATCCGCTGGTCGTACCTCGTGATGATTGAGTTGGTGTCAAAGTCTCGGGAGCCGCCAGACGACAGCAGCTCCAGCTTGTAAATCTGGTGCCCTTGGTCGTCGTACACAGAAGGCATGACAACACCTTCTTGCTCGTCGCGGCGAATATTCGTAATCATCATCTGGTAGTCCTCGAACACAGCCTTTTGCGCAGCTGTAGCAGTGTCCCGCATGATGGCTGGGTCAACATAGATCACCGGGAAGCCAGCAAGGTCACGCTCAACGCCTATTGCTTCGATTTCCTCCATGCGCTTCTTGAAATGGTACGACCTGTAAGCATTGCGCAGGATGGACCGGCCCTCTGGGTTGTTCTTGTGGGTGAGGGTACGAAACAGCAGTGCTTTCTCGATGCCAATGTCGATACGTTCATAAGTCGGTGGAGCCGATTGCCGCATTCCTTTGATCCCGCCTTTGACATCAAAGATCCAGTCGAGCTTGCTTTCTTGTGCCCTAATGGGCATCTTCCGCCACCCAATCTTACCGTCGTCAAACTTCGAGCGTAACTTCGGGTTCTTCTGCTTGGGTCCCTTTCTGATCTTGTAAACCACCTCGTGGAACGACCACCCATACACCAGCATCGACAAGATTTCAGAGATCAGGTCTTCCCACGAGGTCGACATGTCGTGCAAGCACTCATCGACAAAAGCTGCCATCTCCTCGTCTTTTTTGTCCTTCGAGTATGGGTCCACTCGCCACGTCACACCACGTAGCAGCTTGTCAATGGCGTAGAGAATCGCACCAATGACCGGGTCGTTGTCTCGCATCTCCCGGTACATCTGGATCGCCCTGTAGCCACTGAGCTGTGGCAGGAACTCCTCATCGACATAGCCCGTGTGCCTTCGTAGGCCAGTGAGGCCAGACTCTAGGTACGGGTTGTTGTTGGGATCGAAGTCGGAGAACTCGCCCTCAAGAGGGGCATTTGATGTAGCCGAGCTATCAGTTGGCATTGCGCCCTCTCGTCATTGGTGCAGGATGCAAGTGGTGCAAGTCCACTCAACGCACCAATAAGCTAGGTTACAGGAGTGAAGGTGTCAATGGGAACGGCTCAGCCCTCCAATTACCAAAAACCAGCCCGGTGCATCACATGTTCCAGTAGCTTCTTTTGGTAACCAACACAGGCGACACCAATGGTGACTGGTGCCTACGCTCACTCCAAGCCAACGCCCCGGCGATGAAAGAGTCAGGGGGGTGGCCAGAGCCAAAGAGATCGTTGGCTGTGGCGTAACGGTGCTCATCGTGAACAAACTTGATCCGAGGTGCTTGCACGGCCCGCTGTTCAATACCTGAGATGTACTCGTTGAAGCAGCCTTCACGTTGCCGACCCCTCAACACGAAGTCTTTGACTTTCATGCGGTCATAGTCAATCAAGTCGTCGAGCACGTCGCCCAGCCCTGTGGCATCGTGCACTAGCCGCCCACCGTACATCTGTACTCGCTGTTCCACGTCGGCCACCATCTGTGGCCACGGTTTCCGGCCTGTGCGGAGAAATGCCACCATTTGCCACGGCTCCACGTCAACTCGATAAGTGGCGACAATCGTCCAGTCTCGCTCTTTGGCCCAGTCCACCCCAGTTACGTACTCGCCCATCGGGTCAGGCTGAGCAATAATGATCCTCTCGTCGGCGCTGCCCTCGTAGCTGCCAAGCTCAGGAGCAAAGGCCCAATCGACTGCCTCAGTGTTGATAGCTCGCCCGGCGAAGCTCGGTTCTTGCAAGTCATATTCCGTGTCCCACATCATGTTGGACACCTCAGTGCGCTTGCGATCCACCATTGACTGAGTGAGCCAGCCGTGCGGTTCGAGCGACTCCCGCCAGCACCACTCGTTGATCGGCCAGCCTTTCTCTTTGGCACGTTTGAGCAGCGTCGTCATTGTCCCATTGGGGTACTGGTGTGTCGAAGAAATCACAGTCTGAGACATCAAGCCACGAGCATCCATTGGCTGGCCCTGAGCAGCCTCGAATATCTCAAGCTCCATTTCGTCCACTTCGTCGAGCCTCAGCCGCTGAGGGTGCGGGCCGCGAACTGATTTCTGAGAAGCCATCAAAGCTACAATCCAAGCCCCGTTTTGGAGCTTGGTTTTGAATTGAGTCGGATCGTCTTTGAGCAGCTTCACTGGCGCTCGTGGAGCATCCCACATCTCATGCGTTACCTCATGGACTCGCTGAGACTGTGACGCCGAGCCACCCAGCACAGTGACTTGCGCCCCCAAGCTGACAGATTCCGTCAGTGTCAGAACCCCCATCATCGTAGATTTGCCCCCAAAGCCTCTAGAAGCCTTCCAGAGCGTCACGGGGTATCGAGCGAAGTACGCATCGGCAAACGCAGTGAAAGGCGCTACATGGCCTTCACAGACGGCTTTGCGGGGGATCTCGTAGCCCCACATAGCTTTGACAAGCCACCATAGTTCATCATCATCTTGCGGAGGCCGAGCGAGGAACAGGCTCATTCACGGACCTTTGACGACAATCTCAAGGTCTGAATCACTCGGGAAAGTTTGTATTTGCCCGCTGGCAAACACCACTTTGAAGCGCCCATAATACACTCCTGCCGCAGAAAAAGTGGGTGACACCGTAACCACACCATTGGCAGCGTCGGAGAGGGCGACGCTGACGGAGCTATCCGCACCTAGTCCGTACAGCTCTAGTGTGACAGTCGAGCTAGTCAGGTCGACAACAGCCCCAGCTCCATCCTTGAGGGTGGCTGTCATCACAGCTGCCGTATCGCCAGCTCTTGTGTACCAGTCAGCCGTCACTGCGAGTCGGTTGCCCACTGCCGTAGCTCCTTCTGTGCAAGTTATGTCACTGAGACACTAGCAGCATTGGTGTCGCTGAGCGCTACAGCAGTGCGATTCGCACCAAGCGGTAGCGCTGTGGACCGGCCAGAGTCACTTAGCCCCACAGTCGTTGGAAGCACCAAGTAGGGACTCGCTAGCCCTGTGACAGCGACGGTGCCGCCAAGAGCTACGGCAGCAACCCCAGTCGTGTTGACTTCCGATGTAGCATCTAGCGTAACCCCGTCACCAAACGACATATCAGTGCCAGCAACCCCAGTGCCAACATTGAATGGGTGCCCGGATGTGCCAGCCGTGTAATTGTAGACACCGACGCCAGCGCCCGACCTGTCAACCACCCCAGTGTCTGATGCTGCCGCCACAGCGACAAAGCCTGAGCCAGTGTCAAGCCATGCTGTGACGATAATCAAGTCGGGGATTATGGAAACACTGATCGTGATTCCAAGCCTGTCACTTGAGGCTGGAGTCCACGGGGCTGATGACCCAATTGTAGTGATAGTCGGTGCCGGGAGATCAGCCGACATCTTCCGAATAACGACACGCCCAGTCACTGAGTTATACATCGCCATGTAACCACTAGCTGATGCAGCACTTGCGTCGGTGCCAGCGCACACGCCAAACCAACCGCCCGAAGCTAGTTGGCCAACCTTGACCCACGCCCATGTACCTGACCCCGGTACTGCGTTGCCCACAGCGCTGGCGTACATCGAAAAGCGTGCCAAACCTGCCGCTGATGGGTTACCGACCCCAACCACCCGCCCAGAAGCAATGTTGATGCCTTTGGCGGTAGTCCCCCAATTGGTCCACGGTGCTGGCAGTGCACCGTCAGCCTCGCTAGAGAAGTCAAGGTTGGTGATACCCATGTCAGGCAGCTACAAAATGAGACACTGAGACGCCGCCAGCCAAAATCGAAAAAGTGTTGAGGGTTGCATTCACTGCCGACGCTGTGACAATCCCAGTAATGCCGCAGCTACCACCGCTTGCCGCGGTCCAAAAAGAGCAGTGAGTGTACGTTTCTGCTGTGTCCACTTCGGCATCAGTCCAGTCGACTTGCACGTCAGACAGTGCTACCCCACCGGATGACGGGGCAAAGGCAGCTGAAAAATCTTTCCGTGTGGCATTGCCAGCTACAGCTGTAGTCCCAGCAGCACCCGGATCAGCAACGTGGAGCTGTAGCCACGGGTAAGTGGCTATCAAAGTGTCGTTTTGTGTATCTGCTACCGATGCAATGTATCCGACAGCCATGCTTCACCTTTGGTCATCTAATGCGCAGGATTTCAAGAGTTGCGCCAGTCAGTGATTTGGTAGATCCACTACCATGCTGCACATCACAATATATAACGTCTGTAGCAGCAGCATAAACACAGGCCACGCTAACTGACCCAGCTAGCGAAACTGTTGTGTCACCGGGCGAGTAGTACGCTGTTGTATTAACCACAACTCTAGCTGTAATGCCAGTTGTGCCACTAGCGAAGGTGTACCTGAAAGCGATTGCGTACCAGCCAGACGATGGCACAGCATAGGTAGTTGCTCCAGCAGCGTGCCCATTTTTGGTGTCAGTGATCTCAGTGCCCCAAGGTACCGTAGTCAGCGTTGCAGTGAGCACTGACAAGGAACCATTGGACGCTCGAAAAGAAGTGTCGTCAAGCCAAGTGCTGGCGTATGTGACCCAAGCGCTACCGTCATACACCTCCAACATGCCAGTGTCAGACAGGTATGACACCATGCCTTCAGTCGGGGTGGAGATTGCAGTGGTACGAGCAGCGGCAGAAGCGAAGAACATCACACTTTGGTCTTGCAAATATGACTGCACATTGCCCTGAGATATCGTTTCACCTAGCACCCATGTGCGGTAGCCCGAGCCAGTCATTGAGAAGCCCCTTCTTCTGAATCACTCACGACCTCGGCGTCAACCACTTCGTCGATAGCGCTAGCTGCCTCTTGTAGCGCTCGCAAGTAGTTGTCGCGGTCACCATCAGCCACGATAATTGTCTCTCTTACACCGTGGTTCACGTCAATTTTCTGAGGCGCAGCCAGACCGTACAGCCGCTCCATCCGATCCATGATTGTCAAGGCTGTCTGGATTGAGGACTGGTCGCCTGTGTTGACTCGTGGCCATACCAGCATCAGCATGTGCTCTAGCCGACCGTAATGAATCTTGCGTAACTCTTTGGCATTCTCTTGTAGTGAGGCATCCAAGCCTTTGGTGATTATCGAGCGAGCGGTTTCAGTGCTGGCGTAGCCGAGCTTTGCTGCAATCTGAACATACGATGCACCGGCCAGTTTGAGCGCTATTGCTTGCCGCTGGCGCTCTTTGGAACTCAAGCGTCTTGGCACATGAGTCGGGTTGCGAACTTCAATTTCACTGCCGTCAAGCCCGTCATGCAGGATTTCGCCCCACTCGCCTGTATCAGATACAAGCGTTGCGCATGAGCTGTCCGATACTGGCACATCAGAATTGGCGGGCTTGTCCATTGGCGCAACTTTACAAGCTGTGCTCTTGCAATGCAATCACTGGCTTATTGGGAACATAAAGGCTGCTGACTCCCAGCCAACCACAGTGCCACGCTCGCCATCCTTTAGCGGTGTGTCAGCCCCAACAATACGCCACTCTGCTCCGGGTAGATCAAGTTCCCGAACAATCGAAGGCACTGTGTTTGTGAAAATTGTCGTCCGGCACCCAGACTCTGCATCGAAGCGAAGCGTGTAAACTGAAGTCCCCGCTTGATACACCGCTCCGGGTGGATGTGTCCTGATCCACGTCACTGTCGTCTCTATCAGTACCTCTTCAGCAGTAGAGCACCGAGTGCCCTCAATGGTGATTTGGTCCCGGTTTACGTTGAGCACTTGCTGCTCTGGGTAATCGTGCAAAGGGGCATACGGGGTTGTGTCTTTGTCAACTGCCCACAGCGCAGCATTGGTCAATGACGACAACAGCATCGCAACACCAGCAACAAGAATCAAGAACATCACTCGCCCTTGAGAAGTGCGCAGAGTCATGCCTCATCACTCCTGTTCATCCGTGATTTCACAAACTCGTGGTACACATCACCACGCTCATTTGCCTCTTCAAGCGCCACAGTAGCACGGTCTAGCATCTCTGCTGTGTCACGCCACACGAGGGTGCCATCTGCGACCTTCTTCACGAAGAAAATCAAAGCGGCACCTGCCCCACCTTGTGTCACTGTCTGAATCCAGACGGCCGCTGAGGTGTTGGTTTGCTCCATTGCAAACAGCCCAAAGTTGATGGTCACGATAGCCCCTGCTGCTCAACCGCTGCTACTGGGCAGCAGTGATGCTGATGGTGCCTGTGAACTCAGTGATTGGAGGAACTTGCGCCGGGAAGTCAGGCAGCTGAATGTTCGGAGCGGGCAGCTGAGTTGTGTCGCCGTAGGGGTCGTGGATGCCAGCGGCCGTGGTCTGCACGACGGTCCACGGTGCGGTCGATTCATCGAGGCGGTGCGCTCGGGCGAGGCGGGCACGAAGCCCATCTGCCTCGTCAGCCAGCAACTCAAAGTTGAGATGACCTTCGGCAATAAACCGCTCACCAGTCGCTGATGTCAATGCTGACCATTCGCCCGCCGTACTCAGCCAGTAGAAAGCCAAGTACCCAGACTTAAAGAAGTAGACCATGTTGTCTCCAGACGTTTGGGGTATCTTGACCCGATCGAGCTTACCAAGGAATTGGGCTATGGCGCTAGCATCGGCGTCAACGATCTGGTCAGTGTGGTCCCACATCCAGTTTTCTTCGCTGACGGTTGTGGCGAAGCCGTGCTCAATCAAGAAAGCTGAGTCAAAGCGGGCCTTCTTCCACCACCACCGACGGAGGCCACCGAAGGCGTAGTACCAGTGCAACCCGATCGTGTAGTTGTCGGGCCGGAAGCCGTTGGGCCAGCCCGCCATCGTGTAGCGAGCTTTCCAAATCTTCGCCAGTGTTTCACCGTCGCCATGCACTGGGTATCCAACAGAGGCACCGCGGGCGCTTGGTGAGGGTGAGCCGTCTTGGTGCAAGGCAAGGAAGACTGAAGCTGATGGGCGCTTGTCATCTGCCCCTATCAAGGCGCATGTCAAGCCGTAGCTGATGAGTTGAGCTTGTATCTTTGGGCCAATGACCTTCACAAAATCTTGTTCCGAGCCTCGGTGCCCGGTCGTGCCAGTCCCGCCTTTCTTGCGGGCAACATGACCCATTTGCAAGCACACGTCGTATTCTCTAGTTGTCACAACGACAACCCTTCGTTGACCTCAGCTTGCGTCAAAGAGACAAGCTCAGCCGAGTTGATCTTGCGTGGCGAGCCAGTCAACTCATCGTGGTCGCCAGACAGACGGTGAACCCACTGGCGAAATCGGTAGAGGGAACTCATAGCAATCATCAAACTACCCTGTAGCTAGCTGCTGGTAAAGCGCGGATCTTGAGCGAACCGCTCGGGACACCATTGAGGGCTGCATCGGCCACTACGATCTGTTTCCCAGCGTCGAGCTGAATTGCATCGCCAGCCAGACTGGTAGTGGATACATCAAGGTTGACAACAACAGGCTTGGCCTGCACACCATCCAACCCAGCTACCAGCACCCCCGGATGGCCAGCGTTTGAATTGTTCAGGTCGATGGTGACCAGATGTATGTCTCTCACATTGCCAAGCACAGACACAAGCGCCCCATCTCCGGCTCGGTCTTGTGGCCCGTGGAATTGCCCGCCAATTACCCGGAACTTACGCATTGGCCGAGAGCGTGAGCTGCTCAACTTGAGCAAGTCGGTGTCCACCCACGAAAAGTGTGGGGCACTAATGTCAATCTGGTTGTGCACATCACCAACAGACCCAGCACCATCAAAGATGATGCCAGCTCCACAGTCTGAGATGTTTGGTCTGACGATCCAAGACTCCCTGACCACCGAGCCATCACTGGCCAGTATTGCAGTCGCACAGCCTTCAATGTCGAGATCAATCAGCCTAGCACGGTCAGCTTTGCCCTCAAACTGGACTCCCACCTCAAAGCCCCTCATCTTGATACCACTAGCAGCTGCATATCCGCCAGTTACTTTCCATGCATCCTTGATGATTATTGCAGGGCCAGAATAGCCAGCTGCCGCCTTGAGCTGCCTGCTCCCGCCGTAAATGCTGTTTGGGCCAAGGACTATGGGGGAGCTAATTGTTTCAGTAGACACTTGGCACCTCGTGCAGTTTGGTTTTTTGAGCTTAGCCTTTATACCACAGGGATGCCAGCCCACTAGCTATCACCGTACTGCCATGTCACCTTTGGTAGCTCTGCCTTCACAGGCAAGCAGCCGGGCTATAGCTACACCACTCATCGCAGTTTGTTGACTTGGGTTCGCCATGCGTCCTCCATTCTGCGGAACTCAGCATTTTTGGCATCGAGCGCTGCCCTCAGCCGTCCGATCTCGTCGGTGAGGGCTGCCTTCTCATCGTCACACGATGAGCATTTCCCACCAGCCCCACACTTGTTGCAGAACCACGTATGGCCGTTGCACGCTGCCGAGTACCTGCACCCCTCTCGGTGGTTCACATGGTGGTACTCGTGGATATTCAGGTCGAGGTCGTCACTCATCGTCGGCCTCCTTCAAGCAGGTGTCTGGCGGTGTCTACGGCGGGCTGCCTCACCCCGAACCGGACCCACGCCTCAGGCGAACTATCAAGTCGTTCACCGTCCATGACACCCACCATGAATCCGTCCAACGCTGCCCGTAGCCGTCCGATCTCGTCGGCTTTAGCTTCTCGGTCCCGTAGAATGTCTTCGATGTCTGCTTCTCCGAGCCTTCTATGGTCCCACCCGTCTCTGTTGGGCGCAGACCCTTCAAGAATGTAGTAGCTGGCGTCGCTGTAGCCTGCTTCCCAGCAATGGTTGACTCCTGTGGCCGAGGTGCGGACCTCTAGCCCTTTCTGGTAGGCGTGGAGTCTGTCCAGCCATTCGATCATTGTCTCACGGTCAGTCCCCTTGGATTCTTCTGTGTCTTTCGTCATGGTGTGACCTTTCGACGTGCGTAACCATCCGGGCCACGCTCCCAATCACCGAGATTCGCATAGGTGAGGTGCGCCTCGGTGAGGTCCGCACAGGTCAGGTCCGCATAGGTCAGGTCCGCATAGGTCAAGTCCGCACAGGTCAGGTCCACCCCTGCGAGGTCCGCCCCGGTGAGGTGCGCCCCGGTGAGGTGCGCCCCGTAGAGATCCGCATTGCGGAGGTCCACATTGTAGAGGTCCACATTGTAGAGGTCCACATTGTAGAGGTGCGCCCCTGCGAGGTGCGCCCCTGCGAGGTGCGCACCTGCGAGGTGCGCCCCGGTGAGGTGCGCCCTGTAGAGGTCCGCCTCCGAGAGGTCCGCACCTCGGAGGTCCGCACCGTAGAGATCCGCATTGCGGAGGTCCGCACCTCGGCCGCATCCCCTGCGGAGCAGACCGGGAGCATCGAACCACTCGCCGACGGTGACGGCCCGCACCCTGACCATATCGTCGTCCTCAGCGAGCACGTCGGCAGGGTCGATCTCGACAGTGCAACACCGGCCCGTGGGGAATCCGGCTTGAGCGGCCCCCTTCCATGTCTTGGCGACACTGATGCCGTCACCCTCACGGCGTGAGCACACCGACCCGTGGTCGACTTCGGCGACGTTGTGGTCGGCACGGACCACTGTACCGATGGGCACGTTCCAGTCGAGTCCGTTACGGGTCGTGCCGTCCGGACGCACGGCCTTAAATAACCCCTCGGTCCTCATCATGACAGCACCTTCGTTTCGTCGTCGTCAAGAAACACACGGATCGACCGGCCGGTCGGGGACACGGACACTTCGACCCGTTTCTTTGGGCCGTGATCCGGGTAGATGTGGACGACCGTTTGGATGTACGGGCCGACGTCCCGTTCCCGTAGCCGGAACGGGTAGCGATAACCTTCAACTTTCATGCTTCGTCCTCAAGCTGTTCTCGGATCTCATCCCATTGTGGGTTGTCTTGATCAAGGTCCTGACCCTCAGCTTCCATCTGTGCCGTCACCGCATCATCGAGCAGGTCCTCTCTCAATGTTGTCGGACAGTCCATGCCCTCACCACGTCGAGTCACGGTGCCACCTCCATGTAGCGGACGAACTCATAGAAAACGCAATCGGGGTGCCTGTTGAACAGTGCATTGCAGTCTGGGCACCGCAACGTGAGATCGTCGTCGTCTCTGACATCCACCAGTTCCACCTTGCAATTGCTGCACTGCGGCTCGTGGTGTATCGCGTATGGACGGTCGGTGGCGGTCACGGTGCCACCTGACAAGGCCGGTAGGCATCCAGATCCGGCCGGTAACAGCCCTCCGGTTTCGGGATGAGCAACACTGCGGTCGCTACGATTATCGCCAGCACGACAGCAAGCAGCCACGCATCAAAAGTGAACTGTTGGTTGGTCATGGGGCTGTGCTCCCAATTGTGTGGGCAATGAAGTACACATCCCCCACCACAAACAAAAGCAGCCCGACCACCAGATACAGCCTTCGGTTTTTCAACTTGCTCAGTAGCCCCATGCTGTTGCCTCCCAGTCACAATAAGCAAACACTGCTGTGGCAGCTAACTCGAATGCTTCGACTTTTGTCAGATCGACCCCTTCACGACCCATCTCGATGTTGAAAGCAAAGTCAATGAAATTACTTGACTGAGCAGCGACATCGCAGAACGCCGCCCCGGCGCTATCAACTTCTTGGTCGGAGAGCTTCACAACGAGGTAGCTGTAGCCGTCATCAGCGAGCAACAGCCGCATCGTCGAAGCGTTGGACGGGGTTGAGTTAGAGACAATGTTGGGAGTAGAGCTAACCCTGCTAGCCGGGCCACTAGTAGCCGGGCCACTAGTAGCCGGGCCACACGCCGAAGCGAACAGCAGTACAGCCATGGCCGCTACCGCCCTTTGCACCTTTCTTGTTTGGCACCTCATAGTTTTGCCTCATCAGCATCACTGGAGGCAGGGGCAACAGCAGTTTCGCCAGACAGCCCGCCGAACACATCCTTGACTTTGGTATTCAGGCTCAACCCGAGTAGCTTCAGCCCTTGATCGGCCAGCATCAAAGCTGCTGAAAGTGCCGGGAGCAGCTCACTGTCGCTGGCGGTTGGGTCGAGCAGACGGCTGGTTGTGAAGTCACCAGCTGGCAGCAAGGCCATAGCAGCCATGTTGCCAGTGTTGGCTTTCTTGAGCGCCACTAGCATCCTCTCGATGTACTCGATGCCGTCTTCGTAGAGCAGGACTCGAATAAACAGCTCCCCAAGAGTTTCTGCCTGCGCCATCAAGCTGCTGAGAGTGAGGCTTTGTTCGCCGTACTTCGCCGCTATGTCAGGCCCAGCAGCGCTGTTCTCACAGGTGGCCCAGCTAGCAACGTGGCTGCCGGTCGGGGTCATGAGTACCCCTGCCGAGTTTCCTTGTGAAGTCTGCCAAACCATGTCGGCCAGCACCGACTCCACTTTGTCCCGGTCAGTGCGAAGCACGCCGTCTTCGTCTGCCGTGAGAAATGCTTCGTGACGGTAGCGCAGCTCGAACGTGAGCCATTGGTGCTTCTCGTGCTCTGCCTCAACACTTTCGGTGTCTGCTGGGTCTGTGGTTTCTATGGTTTCGCTTGTGCTCATCGGCACGCTCCTTTTACTTGGCGATTCTGGTTGAGAACTTGTGTGGTGAGAAAGAGGGGGGCAGGAGCTAGCAAGTGCGGGTGCTGGAGCCGGGGTTAGCTCCCTCGCTGCTCAACTGCCCCCCAGACTGGCAGCCGGATCAGAACAGCTGCCAGAACTTGATTGTCCGATCAGTCGGAGAGGTCCACGACAAGACCTTCGACATCGGTATCAACATCATCGTCGCCATTGGCAGCAATGAACGATTCCACAACCTCTCCAAGTGCCGTGGTTGATGTTTGGTTTGTAGCGTCAACCAGCTCGTTGCCAGCTTCGCTCTTGGTCTTGCCGAGAACCCAGACCGTGAAGGTTGTGCCATTGTCAACATCGCTATCGGAGACAATGACAACCTTCTCTGCGATCTTCTTGTTGTAGACCGAAGTCCGCAAAGACTTGGCATTGGCCTCTGACAGCGGGCCAATCCTGAGCCAGCAGTTGTCGGCCGTAGCAAGTATCGCCTCGTGTATCACTGACCACCGGCCTCTACGGCTCCTGTGCGTAACAGGAGGGCCTTCCTGTGAGACTTCGATTTCGATGTCGTTCATACTGACTGGTTCCACTTTGTGTACCTTTTCCGGGTTGGTTGGAAGTGATTGAGATATCAATGTACCAAAGATCCCACGACTTGTCTACAGCAAGCAAAAGATTCCCTGCCCAGTAGGTCAGCTAGAGCTAGAGCTGGCAACTAGTTCTCAGACATAGCTATGGCCCTCTTCTTACTTCAGCACTTACCGGCTTGCTTTTAGCACTCTGTCATCTATTCACTAGTAGATCAGTAATGAGCTGATTATTCAATGTCAGCAATACTGCCTAAAAAAACAGATTTTGTTTAGCTGGTGAGCGACGGGCCTATTTCGACCTTTTTTCCAACTTTGGAGGGGGGGTGGGTCCCTCTTTACCCCTATTTCCTGATCCCCCACTACAAGCGTTTGTAGTGGGAGCCGTCCCTGATAGGGGAGTTAATGAGGAGTGAGCTAGAGTCATTCCTTTGGGCCTTCGTTCCTCACGCCAATCCTTGGCCCGTGGACCCCGTGCCCGCTTCGCTGGGTTCAGCTTAGCACACCGTGTCAAGCTGTCAAGGGATTCTTTATGAGCCGTCGACAGGCTCTGTATTCGTTGATATGACAGGGCAAACAGCAGGTCGACATAGGGCTATATGCAATGACATCAATGCTCTAATTGATTGATATGTAACTGGATTGTCATGTGTGGGAGGGGCTGAGAGCCACCCACGCCTAGTCATAGACGCCCTACAGGGTAGCTTCTCACTCCACATCAATTACTCTACTGGGCAGCTAAGCACCCCCTCATAGCACGCATACACACAACTGCTGGCACGCACATAGCTGCTGACATACAACATACGAGAGGCCCGCTAGCTGTGCTGCTAGTCAAGCCTCTCGTATACTGTGCTGTATGTTGTGCTGTGCTTGTTGTGTATGAGCTAACCCTGCGAAGCTAGAACAACCTGAGCTGTACCACACGTTGCTCAAGCGCTACACCAAACAGAACTAGCTGCTCTGTGTGCATCCCTATGTGCCAGCGTCCCGTGTCAGGGTCACGAGGCTGCTCTGGGTTCTTGAGTAGCCAGCTGTCGTACTCCCGCTGTGCCCTCGTTATACGGCCTCTCACTGCCCCTTGTGCCTGTGCTCGCATTCGCTCTCGTGAGAACATCCCCACTTCGTGGTCGTGTGCGTGTAGCTGAGTTGCTGCGTGTAGCTGAGTTGCTGCGTGTAGCTGAGTGTCACTCATCTGGTCATTCTCCTGCTGGGTTGTCTTGCGATCTCTGTAGTAGCCGCCTTTGCTCACGTAGCGCCTTGAGAGCCTTCCTGTGCCGCATGTCAGCTAACATGACCAGCTTCGGAGTCACTCTTCGCCTCACCGTTATGGCGCTCACCCGCTGTGCCTCTGTAAGCCCTCCTGAGATCCCGTACTGCTCCGAGGTGCTCAGTGCCCATTCCCGGCATTCGAGCTTCACTGAGCAGCTCTCACACACCATGAGCGCCCTTCTGGCCGTGTAGCTCCGCATACACGCTTCACCATGGCTGCTGTAGCACTTGGCCTGACAGCGATGGCGGTAGAACATCATTGTGTTGCCTCTGCAAGCCGCTTTGGCAGCCCATGAGCGGCCCATGGTGCAATCACTGCCAAGCAGCTCTGCGAAGCTCATGTGAGCCTTACAGCCTCAATAGCGGCCTCTGTGATGAGGTCCATGGCTACCTCGTCCATGCCATAGAGCGCTATCGCAGCGGCATCGTTGAGGTCGTCATCCGTGCCTGCTCGCTCAGAGAAGTGTGGCCAGCGCCGAGCGATCATGGCGTGGACATCAGCCTTGACTGCGTTCCCCATGCCGACGACAACCTTCTTCCAATGGCTCACATTGGCCATGCGCACCTCGATACCTGCCTCGTGGAGTGTAGCCTGCACTGCTCCCGAGGTAAAGGCTTGCGCCATGGTGGACCTGACTCCTCCACGACCGACCACTGGAGACTCCACGTAGGCGACCACTGGCAGCTTGTCATCCCTGTTAGTTCTGTCCTCTTTGTCATGGTGTCTTGGCTTGCACTCTGGCCACTTAGCCCATACAGCTTCGATGAAGTGCCTCGTCACCTTGGCACCATTGGCACACGCCTCTGGGCCGCTCTTCTTGCTCAGCTTCACAGCCTTGTAGGCCAGATATTCGTTGGAGTCACCATGGCCGGGAGCAGCAACCCCACGAGCCACGAAGGCTAGCCTCTTGCTTGCTGGATCAATGCCGATGACCACTGCCCCTACCATGGTGCTGCTCGCGGTTGTGCTCGTGTCGCTCATGGTCACTCCCAGTATCCATTTCTGTGTTGGGGCACAATCTTCCAGCGGTACGCCAGCATCACTGCCCCTGTCAGGTGCAGCGCCACGTCAAGCCATACAAGCGGCCCATCGCTTAGGTTGTGGCCGGGGTCAGCCAGAGGCCAAAGCCCAGAGGCCAGAATGAACGCTGCGAACGCATCGACTACGGTCCAGTTGCTTCTAAGTCTGGGACCTGCTCGGAGATCGTCATTCATTGTGAGCCTCCAAGCTGTCCACGGTGCTCCGGCCACAGATACACTCACGAGGGTCATCGGCGTAATCACACCAGCTGGCATGGCCCTCATGCTCGTCGTCGTCCCATGAGCCGTCACCCCACCAGTTGCCAATGGCGTTCACTAGCTCCGTGTTGGCTGTCCGTAGCCGCTTGATTTCACCATCAGCCCAACCAACGATACTTGCCCCAAGCGGGCAGCCATGGTCTTTGCCGAGCGCCTGCAAGCGCTGGACGCTACTGCTGGTGTCACTTTCCAGTCGCTCGATCTCGTCGCAGAGGTCGTCGATGGTGTTCCAGAGCGTGCCGACGTCCACGGCGGCGATCTCGGTCTTCGTCATGTTGCGCCAGCGATCCACGGTGTCATTCATTGTCGCCTCCTGTGCCCGTCATCATCATGGTGAAGAACGCCTGCTGAGTGAGGCTCATGGCTTGCTCCTCGTTAAACCCGGCGTCGACGAACCCCAACCATAGGTCCCTGAGCCTGCTCCCGACGGAGCGGGCACCTGCTGATGCCTCTTCGGTGACGTGCCGGTTTGTTCTGGCTGCCTCCAGCTCGAAGGCTTCCATGGTCACCTCGCTGGCCACTTCGCTTGAGCCGGTGAGGGCCAAGCCAGCGTTCGCAGCGTTCAGGCTGGTGAGCAAGCTCTTCAGCACCTGCTCGGTCATCGATGGTGAGCTGTTGCTCTCGTCAAGGCCATCACCGCCAATGTCGTTGTCGTTGCTTTCTGTGTCGCCCATGGTGTCGGGCCTCCTTTGTGGTGGTGCCCATGCTGGGCATCCTAGTCGATGTGTGCAGTGGTCAGTACCGGTCAGCCATGGCGTAGCGTGTAGGCTGTCTGTGCTTGCGTGAGCCTCCGTGAGCCAAGGTCGGACGCCTTAGCGGCTAGCTCCATGAAGGTCCTCAACTCACCGGTGCGGAAGCGGTAGATGCGGCTCCCCTTGGCCAGCTTGTTGTCACTCTCCCCTCGCAGAATGAGCATGGTCAGCTCGGCTGCTCGTGAGTACACAGCATTGGCGTACTCTTGCAGGGTGAGCACCCCGTTGTCGATGGGTGGCGGTTTGCGGCCCATGAGCACATTGAGATAGCCGTCCAGCTCCTCCCGTAACTCGTCCACGGAGCCGAGTCCTTCGCCCATGGTGAGTTTGCGGAGCCGCTCGTAGGGCAGCCCCAGCCCATGGGCATCCTCACCCATAAACTCCTCGGCCTCTTCGAGTGCTCGCAAAGTAGTGTCAGTCAAGGTCATGGGTCACGCCTCCACCTTCAGCCGAGCACTGAGCTGCCCATCGACAGTCATGGCCATAGGCATCACTGAAGTCACCGCGAGCGCATGGCTCCAGCATGGGAGGCTTGGTGTCTCGCTCCAGATGGGCGTTGAGTAGCTTCAATTTCGCTTCAATGCGATCGCTCGTGGAGGGGTCGAGATGCACGACCACCTCACTCCACTCTTGAGAAGCTTTGTTTTCGTAGACGATCACGGCCTTGGGTATCCCGGTCGCCCAGAGGTACACGCTCACCTGTTCGATGTGTTGAGGCATAGCCCCGTCTCGCTCGATGGCAGACAGCGACTTGCTCGTGCCCTTCAACTCGAACATCCAGCGGTCGCCTCCCTCGTCCAGCCCCTCGCCATCCATGTGGCCAGTGAGGTTGTGCTCGGGCAAGCGCACGGGCACCTCCACCGCTTCAAGGAGGCCAGCCTTCATCAGCATGAGCTGCCACCTCATGTGTCGCCATGTACCATCATTGAAGATGTTTTGGAGCCTCGCCCGATTCATTGATGGTGTATCGTCGGTGAAGTCGTACAGCTGCTTGCGAGGGCACCCCATCAGAGCCGATGCGTGGAACGCTCGGGAGCGACTGCCTTGAGACTTGGCTAGCTCCAGCAACAGCTGAGCATCCTCCACTGTCTCAACAACCACTCCCTCTGGGTGCTGTGTGAGCCACCTCATCAGCTGTGGCGTAATCACCATGGACGAAGTGGCCAGCTTCGTGATGCGCTTCAGTTCACCTGCCATGGGGCAAGCCTCCTTGTGGTATACGAGTCAATGCGTTCAATGTTAACAGCTGCTGAGGGCTGACGCTGAGAAAAGGAGGAAACCCAGCGCCAGCCCATGAGCATGTGGCAGCACCTCTGCCGACCATCATAGTGGAGTTACCCCCAGCGAGCGCAACGCTCCTGCCTGTTGGAGCTTGCCCAGCACGCCGTTGAGTGTTTGGTCCTTGCGCCATGATTTGCCGCCCGTGACAGCTCGGGCTGGGCAGCGCTCAATGAGGTCCGCCATGGAGGTGAACGGGGCTGCTTCTGCAATGGGGACAGCTGCCTTGGCACCCACTCCTTTGATTGAGGTTAGCCCTCGACGGATGGCCTGCTTGTCAGCGTCCATGGTCCACGACACACCAGACAGATTCACGTCGGCTCGCAGAATGCGCTGCTTACAGCGCCGGGCCTCGTCCACGTAGCCCTTCTCTTTGGGAGTGCCTGCCGTGGTGGCCAGCAGTGCAGCATGGAACTCCAGCGGGTAGTGGACCTTCAAGTAGGCGATCTGGTAGCCCAACAGCCCATAGGCTGTGGCGTGGGCCTTGTTGAAGCCATAGGCAGCGAAACCCTCTACAAGCGACCACGCCTCGCTGATCTGCTCTGGTGTCATGGCGGCAGCTGAGCACAAGTCATCGAAGGTGCCATGGGCAGCAGCGAAGATGCGATCGGATGTCTCTGAGTAGCCACCCTTGGCGTGCTTGCCCTTCACCGCTTTGAGGAACCCGTTTAGCTCAGCCGGTGGCATCCCCAGATCACGAAGGATGGCCAGCACTTGCTCTTGAAACACAGGCACCCCATGGGTGGCCTTGAGGTGGCGTTTAAACACTGGGCCGGGATAGGTGACGATGGAGGGGTCGAGCTTGCCCTTGAGATATGCCGCCGTGTAGCCATGGTCAATTGTGGCCGGTCGATACAGAGCGTTCACAAGGATCAGGTCAGCCACTGTGCGGACCTTCATTTCCTTGCACCCCTTGGATGCGGTCCAACCTTCCAGCTGGAACACGCCTGTGCCTGCCCGGCCACGTCGTAGCATGGTCATGGTCTTGCGGTCATCGAGCGGTATCCACTCCAGCCCTTGCTTGCCAATCAGCTCCAATGTCATGGCGATGGTGCTCAGTGAGCGCAGACCGAGAATGTCGATCTTGACCAGCCCTGCATCCTCTACGTCGTCCATGGTCATCTGAGTCACGGTGGTGTCCGATGAGGCTATGAGCATGGTCGGAATCCAGTCGGTCACCTCCAACTCGGGCTGTGACAGCACGAAACCAGCCGCATGGGCACCCGGTGCGCTGCGAATTGGCAGCTTGGCCATGGCTGCGAGTTTGGCAGCATCCTCTGGATACACCATGGCGAGGTCCTCCAGAGTGTCCACCCGTCCCAAAGTGGCAGCGAACTGGTCACCCAAAGTGCGCCGCTTGCTAGCGAGGTACTTCACGAACACACTGCCACGACCTGTTTCTTCGTCTAGCCCCATGCGACCATAAGTGCCAATGCCCACGAGCTTGTAGCGCTTGCTGAGCCACTCGATCAAGTCGCCTCTGCGCCGGTCCTCAATATCAAGGTCAATATCCGGTGGGCGCTCACGGTCAGGTGTCAGAAAACGATCGAAGGTCAGGTCCCAATAGATCGGGTCAGCCTGAGAGAAGCCAAGCAGGTAGCACACCAACGAGCCAGTGGCCGAGCCTCTGGCCATGACTTGGATGCCTTCGCTTTTGCACCATGCTACATAATCGAGCACTAGCAGGAAGTAGCTCTCCATACCGCCTTGCTCGATCACGCCCAGCTCATAGCGGAGCGCATCAATGTACTGCCTGCCAGTGAGGCCACGATCAGCCATGGCCTCCCAGCACAGCCCGGCAAGTGAGGTGCCCTCGGAATCGTGCGCTCGCGGCACGTAATAGCTGTACTTGTCCAGTGGTGGAATGGTGAGGGTGTGTTTGCTTAGCAGGTCAGCGCTGCCTTCCAACCCGGCTTCCCACACTCGCTCCAGTTCAGCAGCCCCAACGAAGTGCGATTTCACCCATGGCTCACTGGCGAGGTGGTACGAGTCACCCGGAAAGCCCACGTCACTGGGGTCAGCGCCATAGGCCAGAGCTTTCATGGTGGTGTGCAGCGGGCCATGAGCCTTGTCTGTGTAGTGACAGTCTTGAGTGACCATGAGTGGGAGCGACAGGTGCTGTGCCACTTTGTGCAGCTCCACTGCTAGCAAGTCATCGGTCCACGAGGCTGCTGAGGTGCCACTACCATGGTCAGTGTGGTGGTGCTGAACCTCTACATAAGTCGAGCCGGGGAACCAGCCCGCCAACATCTCAGTGAGCCGGGTAGCGTTGTTGAGGCCCTCTACCCCATCAGTCACCATGGCTTGCTGGACAAGCCCAAAGTAGCACCCAGTCAAACAAGCGATGCCATTGGTGCGACCTTCCGCTGCCATTGATGCTAGATCGCTCAAAGCGATCCGGGGCTTGCGGTAGAAGTGGTCCCTGCGGTGGCTCAAAGAGGCCAGCTTCACCAACGCCTGATAGCCCTTGGTGGTGTACGCCATGAGGGTGATGTGGTAGCGCTTGGCATCCTTGGCAGGCTCATCCAAATCGAGCACGAGGTACGCCTCGATGCCGGGGAATGGCTTGAGGCCAGCTGCTCTACAGACGCGGTACAGCTCGAAGCTGCCAGCCATAGATCCATGGTCAGTGAGGGCTAGCGCTGGCTGCCCCATGTAAGCGGCTTTGGTTGCCAAGTCAGAGATGCTCGCCATGCTGTCAAGGCACGAGTACTCACTATGTACGTGAGCGTGCCACCAGTTGCTCCCCATGGTGGATCACCACTCCCTAGTGGACGCCACTGCCAGCGGTTTCTTGGCCTTGTTGTCGTAGGCGACCGTCTCCCACTGCGTGGGTAGCTTGCCGAGCATGTCATGGCGAGCCAACGCTGCCTTGAGCACTGCTTCGAGCATGGTGTCGAAACGGCCTGTTTCAATGTCCTGTACCAGTTGCTCCAGCATCGACTTGCGGGAATACAAAGGGCGAGGCGGCTTGGCTGCGGTAGGGGTCGAGATCCGCTTTGGCTTTGGCTTCGGCTTGACCGTGGGGGGTATGGCAGCCCCCGCCGCCTCTTTATCCAGCCGCTCAAACAGCTGCTTGCCTGCTGCTACAGCTGCGTTCTTCTCCAGCTCGGTGGCATAGCTACCGACTGAGTAGTCGACACCATGGTGGCGAAACTTGGCTCTCCAGCGATGGAGTGAGGATGATGTGGTCTTGGTCATGGGTCAGGCTTCGATCTGGTAATGAGGTCGTCATATTCATACGCCTCGTCTGGATAGTAGAAGGGGGTGAGCAAAGAGCCAGTTGGCGGGTGCGCCTTGGCATACTCAGCAGCAAGCCGCTTCCAGCGAAAGTTGGCCTTGCTCCTTTCCAGCTTGGCCACCCGCATGGTCCACACCGTGATGTGGCGAGGGCACCTCGTAGTGCGGATGTTGGTCGCTGGGTCATAGCCGACAAGCCACCATTCAGCAGCTTCGTCTGTCGGGGCAGTCCAAACACCGCATTCATCGCACACCAACGGGGTGCCCTCTACTCGTGGGCCTCTACCCTTTCTAGGGAAGCTCATCAGCTGATGGTGAGTGGGGCACTGGGCCTTCACCATCGTCGTCAACATCGGCATCAGAGAACACCATGGCCGTAGGGTCATTGGCGAAATCCGACAGCAGGGCGTCAAGGTCGGCGTTGGCTGGCATGTCCGCCAGCACGTCGATCAATGGTTGCCCCACAGTAGGAGGTTTCACCTCTGGCTCTTGGCCTGCTGCCTCAGCCTCAGCGATGGCTCGCCTGCTGCCGGGGACTGGCTCTGGCAGTAGCGGCGGTGCCTCGCCCTCTTCGACCATGGGCAGTGATGAGGGGCGCTCACCAGTGCCTTGGCCAAGGTGGCGCTTGCCGTCAGGCCCAGTTGCTCGGCTGAGCCGGTAGTGGTCGTCGTATGGCACGCTGGCGTCGTAGCGGTAGAGCGTGCCGTACTCAGGATCTCTCATCTTGAGAATACTGACATGCTGATGTGACTCCAGCTCTCGCAGGATGAAAGCGAAGGTCCTCGGGGAGAGCCTCCCCCCTGCGCTATCACGCAGCTCGTCCCATGAGACAGTGCTGCCTGAGAGCAGCAAGGCACACACATTGTGGCGTTTTGGGTCCCTGAGCTTGTCATACGGGTTGTGTGGGGTAGCAGCTTCCTCAGTCATGGGGCACCTCGCTCAGAACGACTCGTATTCGTCCTCTAGTTGGTTCCGGTGGCGTGCTCTTCAACGCTCGACTGCCTCTACGAGCAGTGACATCAGCTCACCGCGCTTGGCACCCTCGCTGAATGCAATGCCCATGCCCTTGGCTGCCGCCTCCAGCTCATCCCGGTCCATGGTGAGCACCTGTTCCATGGTGGGCGCAGTGACTTCAGCTGGGGCAGCGGGAGCTGCTTCGTCGTCTTCAGTGTCGGTGTCATCGGCGCTGAAGGGGTCGGGGTTGGACAGCCCAAGCGCATCATTGCGAGCAGTGACGAGCGTCTCGATGAGGTCGAGCGTCTCATATTTGTCAAGGTTGCGCTCAGTGGGAGCGTCCGCCAGTGCTTTGTAGGTGGTGTCCTTCATTGTGGTGCCGAGACGCACGAGGTTGAAGTCCCGGTCGGTGATGGTGCCAGTGATTGAGGCGATCTCCAGCAGATCATTGGCCAGCGACTTGACGATGCGGAGTGGGACCACTTCGTCGGAATCAATGTCTACGGCAGCAGCGAGGTAGCGCTTCTTGGCAAACACGCCATCAGGAAGCACCTCGCCATTCTCCATGGGCACCATGCGCTGGATGTCCTGCGCCCAATACTCGCTGAAGCCAACCCACTCTTCTGGGCCATGCAAGAAGCGCACCTTGATGCCGTCGGCATTGACATTCTTGATCCACGCTGCCGAGCCGGGTGGCCGAGCTTTGAGGTCTTTCTTGAAGTTCTCGATTGAGCCGAGTTTCTCGGCAGCTATCTTGCCCATGTGGTGGGCCTCCTTGTTTGGTTGGTGGGGAGTGGGGAGTACGTTACTTGCTCGTTGATGCCATTGCAAGTCATTGCTGGATCAATCGCCAGTGATGGGGACCACGGGCAGAGGCGCAGGCACGTTTGCCCAGTACGTCTCAATGGCTGAGATCAACTCGGCACCATAGCTGTCGTCCACAGGCATGGTCTTCACTTTGCCATTCGCCATGACAGCGTTGTCGTACAAGACACCGCGCTCGATGAGCACCGAGCGACCAGTCTCGGGGCAATGGACATACAAGCTGGTCCCACAGTCAGGCCCTGTGTATTGGTCCATCATTCGGTGGTGAACCTGAACCGTGGTCAGGTTCATTCCCTCTTCGGCTTCGGGCTGGCAAGCGCTGTGGATTGGGCGCAGCACACCGCTATGGGCGACTGCCCATGGTGACAGCGGATCAACAGCCTCACTGCACACTCCACAGCTGCTGTAGTAACTGAAGGTCACAATGCTCATGGTCAGTGCTCTCCTGTGGTCGTGTCGATGTCGTCGTCGTCTTGGTAAGCGTTTGGCTCGAATCGAATGTGCCCAACTCGACCTTCTTTGGCCGTGATGCACTCAGCCACCATGGAGGCGTCGATGAGGCCCAGCTCGATAGCTGCTTCCAGCTTGCCAAGGTCTGGTGTTTCCACCACCACCATAGCTCGCTGGTCAGGTGTCAGCTGGCTGAGCAGCGCCTTCCAGTCGAGCACCTCTTTGGTACCCGGAGCGACAAGGGTGATTATGCCATGGTCGCCTTGCCATACCTTGGCGTCGGTTTCTTCCATTTCGTTCTTGGTGTTGCTGCGCCAGCGGTCGTAGTTGGCCTTGGTTGTGTCGGCAGTTTCTTTGGCGAGCTTGCCAATTTTGATGATTGACTCGATCACCGCTTGGCTCGGCTGCTCTTTTGCATTTGTCACTTTTTCTCCTTTGTTGGCTGGTTGGCTGCGTCGATGGTGGCCATGTGTAGCTCCACGATGTCATCCATGGTGGCAGCTCCCCCTTGGTACCCGCCAGCCAAGACGAAGGAAACTGGCACTTTGTGTTGCCCTGCTCGTGCAAAGACACGGCGCTCACGCTCTTTAATGGTGGCCTTCTCCAGCTCGGGGTAGGAATCCACCCCGGCATTGTAGAGCACCACCAGAGCGTCGTCCCATGGCACTAAGTCGAGCGCTTGGTCGATGGTGTCCAGATAGATGGCATTGGCATTGGGGCGCAATTGGAAGCTCTTGTCATCCCATAGCTGAGGCAGCAGTAGCGACGAGCTAGGATGAGCGGGGGCGTAGTGGTCATAGCTCTCGGTGCTCACATCGACCATCACCACATGGTTGTGGAGGGCTTTGTCCTCGGCAAGAAACGAGTTGGTGCCCCCTCCGCAATGGGCATCGAAGTCGAGAATGACGATTTTCTTGCGAGCCAACTTCGCCTCAAACGTGAGTGACCGAGCAGCGCAAGCTAGCCCATTGATTGTGCAGAAGCCTGCTCCCCGATCCCGGCGAGCATGGTGTAGGCCGGATGATAGTGACCCAGTGTTGCGCCGCCCAATCGCTGCCAAGCGAGCAGCCATGGTTGTGCCGGTGGTGGATGCTACCGCCATGGTCCAAATGCCCCGGTCCCACGGGAACCCCTGAGACTGAGCCAGCTCGAACGGCTCACCAGTTTGGAGAGCCAGCAGGTAGGCAGGGTCATGGAGGTCCTCGATCAGCTTTTCAACTGCCCACTTGTATGTGTTGGTAACACCACGCAACTGGTAGCCAGCCAACTCGGCCTCGGCTGCTACCAAGGCCGACTTGCGAGTGGTGTCGAAACTGTGGCCTGCTGCCACGTACTGCTCCGTCCAGTAGAGAGGCAACGAATGGTTGGCAGTTTGTGTGTTTGTCATGCTTGCCTCTCTGCGGATTGCCAATTGATGGTGCTGCCAGCTGGGGCGGGCTTGAAGCAAGCCCACACTGAGATCACACCATCAGCAGTGCGCTGGCGGGTGGTGACCTTGTGGTAGGTGAGTGCATTCCGAGCACGGTTCACGGCCGGGCGCTCAGCAGAAGTGAGCACGATGGCCCATCGGCCGGGGTTGGCCTTGAGGGCCTCAGCGATGGTTACCCACGACTCACGCTCTTGCATGGGCGGAGTAGTGTCCTGCCAGTCCAGCTCGACACTGGCCACAACAGGTGCTGGAGCTTCAACAACAGGTGCTGGAGCTTCAACAACAGGTGCTGGAGCTTCAACAACAGGTGCTGGAGCTTCAACAACAGGTGCTGGAGCTTCAACAACAGGTGCTGGAGCTTCAGTAGCGGCCTCTAGGGGCGTTGCTACTGCGACTGGAGCTTCTGGGTGGTGTGACGATGCCATGGCGGCAGCCACGCTCACTACCGGGGCTGTTGGAGCCAGCTCTAGGCCAGCTGCCACTCGACAGCCACCAACATGGCAGTTGCCATGGCTACCGCGGTCGTGGTCGTCGAGAATGCGTGACCCGGTTGGGTCCTTGACTGTGCTGTGGCCGTCACACTCTCTGAGTGTCTTGCCACAGGCTGGACATCCGATATTTACTTGGGTGAGGTTCATAGCGCCCTCCTTTGAGCGATGTGATGGTGTGGTGGTGATCATGTAAACAGAGCTTCTTCTTGGAGCGCTTGCTCTAGCTCACCGGCGATGAAGCCGAATGCGGTAGCTGGTGAGCCAGTGATGCCCACTGCATGATGGTGCCGTCGGTCAGCCTTTAGCTGGGTTATCTTGCCTTCAGTGAAGGTGGTGGGCCCGTAGGAAGACTGGCTACTCCCTTGGAGGAATAGCAGGTAGCTCTTAACGCCCATGCGATTCATCAGCTCGATGTTTTGGTGGCACACAGTTGTGTTCGTGCGATCCCATTCACCGTCGGTGAGGGTGAACAGTAGTTTGTGTTTCGCAGTGCTGGCCTGAAAGATCAGCAATGCCGCCTCAATCGCCGCAACCGGGTTGGTGCCGCCAGTGGTTGTCAGCAGCCTTGGGGTAAGCATTGGCTCCATCGGTAGAGCTACCGTGTAGCTGCTGGTGTTGTACCCAATAGCTGTGCATGGGATGTCGTTGTCGCAGCAGGCTGTATGGATAGTCCATAGCCCATCGGATGTCGGGCCAGCCAAGCGATGGGACATGGACGACGAGCCATCGCACAAGATGACGACTTCAACAGTTGCTGCATCTTCGCCGTTGTCATTCCACTGCTCAAACACGTCAAGTCCAGCGCCTCTAGACTCCATGAGGGCCGTTATGTCCAGCCGTCCCATGGACTGGTCAGGGACCCACTGCGGCTCTTGCGCTCCAATCAAGGTGCCCATGACTTCACTGAGCCTCCGCCTCGACCCTTCCACCTTCAAGCTCGCATCGTAAGAGCAGTTAAACGCTAGCTCTTCAACAGTCAGAGCGTGCCCGATGGTCGAATGTTTGCAAGCAGCTTCCAGCGTTTGCACGTCGTCGATTGCTGAGGCGGCTACATCGCTGTTGGCCTCCGCCATGGCGTCAGCTAGCAGGTCTTCCCACTCAGCCAGCAAGCCACTGCCAGCGCCAGCGCCATTAGCGCCGCCAGCATCAGTGCCAGCATCAGTGCCAGCATCAGTGCCAGCATCAGTGCCAGCATCACTGCCAGCGCCAGCGCCATTAGCGCCGCCAGCATCAGTGCCAGCATCAGTGCCAGCATCAGTGCCAGCATCAGTGCCAGCATCAGTGCCAGCATCAGTGCCAGCATCAGCATCAGCATCAGCGCCAGCATCAGCATCAGCGCCAGCGTCAGCATCAGCGCCAGCGTTGCTCTGAGCGTCCTTTTGCATTGACTTGTCGCTGCGGCCAGTGACCATGGTCCCTTGGTCGTCGAGCAAGTGCCCGGTGCCGACCTGCGTCCCTGACATTCCAGTGCGGTAGACGATTTGGCTAAACTGGCAAACCAGTTCGAGCGCCCGAGCACCGTCCTTAGGGAAACTCAAGGTGAGGTACTCGTCGATGATGGCGGCTGCCTCGTCAGTGATAGGGACCCCATGAGTGGTGGCGAATACTGAGCGAGCCAGCTGCCGCACCTTGGCGGGGACATGGTGACGACCGTGGATCAGCAGCCAGCTCGTAGTGCTAGCTTGCGGTGTCGGTACGAGTGGGTTGCCCTCAAAAGTCTGCACTCTGACTAGGTGCTTCATCGCTACGAGCTGTAGCTCCACCTTGGCGGACGGCCAAGTGGCGATAAAGAGCCGCTCAATCCTCTGGTCCTCAAGGATGTTGTAGGCGTCCCAGAGCCGCGGCCATAGGCCCGAGCCAGAGATTTCCTTCAAGATCAGAGAAGTTGGCTTCTGGGCCCGGCGAGGGGTGAACAGCACATGAGCCAGCTCATGGTAGACCAACCCTCTTGTGGTGCCAACAGCACCGATCATGCCAGAGGAATGGCTGAGGTACACGGAGTCGTAGAGTGCGTTGTCGATGATGGCGTTGTCGATGACGATGGTCTGGCCATCAGTCTCAGCAGTTTGGTGGCTTGTAGTTCCGAACTTAACAGCGACATCGTGCTTGCTGACGACCCGAGCGACCTTGCCAAAGATGCGGGCCAGCATCAGCTTGCGCTGGAGGCAAGCCCGGTCCTTCGTGCTGCCTTCAACCGAAGCGATTTGGCGGAAGCCATCATTGCTGGAGTTTGAGCCGGGGGCTTCCCTGCCGTCTTTGCGCCTTGCGCTTCTTCTAGCCATCAGGAAGCCTCCTTGTCAGTGTTGGTGCTCAGTTTTGCCTCGACAAGCCCGAGGTCCTTCTTGATGTTGCTCTCGTGGAGCGTTACCAGCTCACGGATCACAGCTTGTTCCTCGCCCTCGAATCTGCGGACGAGGTTTGCCGCAGCGAAGCTCCAGCCCAGCTGAGGGTGGACGGCGAAGCGCTCGAACTCCATGAGAGCGTTGGTGCTCAGGCTAGAGCTAGTCAGGTCGCCAAGTTTGATGCGGTCCCGGATGTCGCCTGCCAGTTTGCCAAGGCTACGACTGAGCAGCAGCTTGCGCTCAACAACCGGATCGTAGTCCATGTCGATGGTGATAGCCCACCGGTTACGGAAGGCTTGATTGAGGGGTCGAGTACCGATGTAGCCGGGGTTGTAGGCGGCGATGACTTGGCACTCAGGGTGAGCCGGGATGGACGTGGGAAATGTCGAGCCAGCGGCTTCAGGCACCGAGACGATGCGGCGACCGTCGAGCAGCCCATGGAGGTACACGGCGATACGAGCCGGGAGCATGTTGACCTCATCGAGATAGATGATGCCACCATGCTGCACTGCCTTGAGCATGTCGCCGGGCACGAAATCGAAGGTGCCATCAGGGCGAGGCGTCCAGCCGCCAATGAACAGGCGGGGATCGGCAGAGCCGTTGCATGGGATGTTGACCAGTGGGAGGTTGTCGATGGCAGCGGCGGCATAGACCAACGAGGTCTTGCCTGTGCCAGTGGGAGCCTTGAGCAGCACGTTGTCGCCCATCTCACGAGCGATGCGGATAAGGTCGATGTCGCTGGGTCCATCAATGCTGCGGCTGACGTAGCGGCTGGCGTAGCTGGCGCTTGGCACCATGTGCTGAAGTGGATGGGCAGCGACGGTGGTAGCTGAGGTGTTCAACGGAGTCCTCCTTTTGGACTGGGTAATGATGGTATCACAGATTTGGCATTGGTGCAATTCGTGCAGCAATGGTGATTGGCACGTTGGCAACCTGCCAGTTAGCGGCTGCGCCATAGCGGGGTGATGCGCCGGTAGATCCATGTGCCGCCTCCGTCTTGGCGTTCCCGCTCGTAAGTGATGGTGTCGTATGACATGGCGGCTGCCGGGTCAGTGTGTTCGGTGATGGGTGCGGATGGTCTGAATCTGGTGGCTGCGAGATGTACGTATTGCGGCGGCGGGTTGGGGGCTGCGAGGTCGTGGCGCACCACCCGGCCTTCGAGGTCGAGCAGCCGGATGATGCACGCCATGGTCAGTGCCCCTGACCATACGGGGTGACGTAGCGAGGCTGGCCACTCCACAGCTGGGCAGTGCCGAAGTCCACCTTGACGAGCGGCACCGGGTGGTCACCACGAGCGCTGTAGTCCACCCAGCGGATACGCTTGGTGATCGTCTGGTCGCGATCGTTGGAGTCTTCGTGGGCGGAGAAGAAGGTGCCCGGTTCCGGCACGACATGGCAATCATCGAGCCAACGCTGATGCACCTCACGGAGCCGAACACTCTTGCCGGATGGGGTGAAGCCAACGACCTCGTAGAAGTCGATGTTGGTCTGGTCGTAGCCCCATGAGGCGACGAAGTGATCGCCCACCTTGATGGCCGGGGTAGGGGTGACGGTGTTGCTCATGCTGTCTCCTTGCTGGTGTCATGGGTAGTGTCGGCCTCAGCCGTGACAAGCGTGGCGCTGGTCGGGCGGCTGAAGAAGCCGAAGCTCTCATCGTCGTCGCTGATCTTGATGGCGGCGGCGAAGGTGACTCGACTACCGCGGTCCACGTCGTCGATGATGGCTCGGGGGCAGGTGCCCCAAACCTTGAAGTTGTGGTCGTCGAGCACAAGCATCTTGGTGACTGGGCCGAAGTCGTTGTAGGTGTCCTTGAGGCTGAGCACGGTGCCAGTGATGGTGGCACGAGTGTTACTGAACAGCTCAGGGATGGGGCGCTTGATGGCTGCCCATTCAGCAGCTTGTGTCTCCCGACTCTCAGCACGTTCTACGTCTTTGGCCATGTTGCGCTCTACAGCTGCAAGCTGGCCCTCAGTGAGTGACCCGTATTGCGTGAGTTTGCGGAGCAAGTCAGCGTAAAAGCTGTTGGTGGGAGCGAAGCGCTCAAGGTGAGCAAGCGCTTCCGGGTGCTCAACTTGCCATGCCTCAGCTTCGGCCTTGGTCTTGGCAGTCTTGCGAGCAGCAGCCGCCGTCCGCTCAGCACGCTTGCGGAGCAGAGCTGCCCGTGTCGGGGTGCCGAAGGTGTTGTTGGCGCAGGTGTGGCCTACAGCGATCACTCGACCGGTCGGCACATGGAGGTAGTAGACACCATGGCAGAAGCCTGCGCCGCAATGATCGCAGGAGTATTTGGCCGAGAAGTTGCCGCTGGGTTCCAAGCGGTCCTTTATGCTCGCAGTCTTGTCGTCGAGCAACCGGCGTAGTGCGCCGATGGGATCGGCCGACATGTAACCCTCAGCCATGTACTGCGAGGCACCTTGGTAGAAGCCATCAAGCTCGATGTAGTCGGCTGGATCGACGGCGCTTGGGCGGTGGATGTCAGTGCGGGTGTCAGTCATTTGTGAGTCCCTCCTTGGGGGGTGATGTAATCGTGGCCGAGGCAGGAGTCGAACCTGCCATCAGCGCTCAGCCCGAGCAGCCGTGGTGTGGTGGTCACTCGCCGGTGTTGCCACGTCGGCGGGTGGTCCGATGGATGGTGCCGACCTTGGCGGCAGGGATGGAGCGGAGCCGACCACGAGGATCGGTGCAGTCCACCCACTCGTCCCCGGCGTACTTGCCAGCGACGACGGTAACGTGACGCAGAAAGAGCCAGCGGCCACGGTGGCCAGTGACTCGGAACTCCTTGCCGGGAGTCAGCTTGCGCCGACCATCAGCCCAGCTGTCAGTGACAGCCCAGTTAGCAGAGTGAGGTTGGGTGGGGAGTGAGTTTTTGGTGCGGATCACGGAGCCTCCTTGGGGCTTAAGCGAATGTGGGGTACCCCCTATGGTACCATAGATTCACCAATGGCGCAAATCGAGCCAATGCGCCAACCCCTTATGGCTCTTGGGATTCAGGCGTTTCTGCACCCTGTTGCAAGTGGCCTCAGCTATTGGTGCATCAATGCCATGGTGGTGGCAAGGCCAGCCAAAGTGCGCTATGGTCACCAGTCCCGACTCAGTGTGACAAGCGGCTGCCACAACAAGTGAGTACGGTCTACACAAGGAGGTCACCTGTGGCAGGCAAAGACGAAGTGCTGTTCATCTCAGCAATTTTGCGGCAGCAAGATCACAAGACAGCGGCGCTGCATGGGGTAGCGCCAGAATGGTTTCACAGCTACCCAACTGAGTGGCAATGGATCGAGCAGTACATCGGTGACCATCATCGCTGCCCCTCCAAGACCGTGTTCCGATCTCGATGGCCGGACTTCAAGATCGTCACCAGTGACGACATCGACTACTGCCTCGGCCAGCTCAGGGATAGCCACGTCCGACACTCGCTAGGGGTCGCTATCGAAACAACCATTGGGCAGATGAAGGACCTAACACCGGGCGATCAAATGCTCGACTCGATTGCCTCGTCGGTT